GATAGAATGCAAGGGTTTATTGTGCCTAGCATACATAACAGCCGGACGCAAGAGCTTTAGCACAAGAGTTTTCTATGAGCCTATAAGTGCATAAGCCCCCCTTATACCCCAATAGAGCGGACGAAGGACTGTCGCCTACCCAACCTCGCACTACAGAAAATTTGAAGTATGCGTTTTAGCGAGCACTACTCTCCTTCTTCAGCGACTTCTTTATAGGCTTAGCGCCACAGACAGAACACTTCTCATTAGGCCCAACTAAGTTCCTATCACAATTGTAGCACCAATACAAGCCGCTAGAGGGCTCCATAGCCTGTTCTCTGTTACTCTTCTTGTACTCATAGTCATCATAGTCCATATTCACCTCCTCAGTTATAGTCGCTTTAGTGTATAGAAAAAAATAAATTAAGTCAACCCTTGACAACCCACCTTGCCGTGCTCTATACTCGCCCCATATCAATATGAAAAGCCAGAGGAGAGATTATGATTAGTAGCGCAGATATGTACGGTTGGGCTTCAACTATGGAGCTTGCTTATTATAAACATAACACAGCACATGGAGCAATCACTGAAGTGGTGGCTAAGTTCCCACTAGCAGATAGGCAGACACTGAGAGCTATGTGGGTTGTATTTAATATCAAAGAGGTAGAATAGTGACTACAGCACAACTAATAAATCAAGATTCAGGGAATACAGAGTACTACACTCCACAAGAAATAGTTGAGATGGCAAGAGAGGTGATGGGCAGCATTAGCCTTGACCCCTTCAGTAGCGACATTGCTAATCTATCTGTAGGAGCTGAAGAATACTTTGATGAGTGGCTTGATGGACTATCTCAGCTCTGGTGGGGTAATGTCTGGATGAACCACCCTTTCGGCAGAGCTATGAATAAGAAAGCTATTAACAAGTTGGTGTATGAGTATAGAATGGGTAATATTAATCAAGCCTGCTGCATTACCTTCAACTCTACTAGCGAGACATGGTTCAGACCGCTACTTCAGTATCCTCAGTGCTTCATACACGGCAGAACTAATTACTACCTACCTGACGGCACTAAGAAGAAAGGGGTTACCAAAGGCAGTGTAGTCACTTACCTCGGAGGGGATGTAGATAAATTCGCAGAGGTGTTTTCTAGGATAGGGACAGTTAAGGTTAAAGGAGGGTAGAGTATGCGAGAGATTAAGTTTAGAGGAAGAATATCACAGTGCTTAGAAAATGCTGGGGCATGGGTATATTGGGGAATTAACGGAACCGATATGCTTGATGCTATTGACCCAGACACTATCGGGCAATACACCGGCCTAAAGGACAAGAATGGAGTAGAGATGTATGAGGGAGATATTGTTAAATGTAATAATTGTTTCATAGCCCCTATTGAATTCTCTAGTGGGGTTTTCTACGGTCATAATGGACTGGCGCTCAATCAATGGTACACTAAGGAAGTACTTGGCAACATCCACCAACACCCTGAACTATTAGAGGAGGCTTAAATGAGTATAGTAGGGAGAAATTGTAAAGCTAAGATAGACGGAGAACAGGTGATAGCTAGAGTAATCACTGACCCTGTACCTGCGAGTCTAGGCCGTCATGTGTATTTCTACATCACAGTAGAGTATAACTTAGAGGTGTATAAGCTATCAGCGTCCGCTATTAGGCTAGAGCCTGCCGTCACTTACTCTATGCCAGTTGTCTTTCCACCGCAGCTTTATAGGAAGGTTGTATGAAATTTACAGTGAATGATAATAGAGATGTAGTTAAGGGGGTCTGTGACAGGGGCTCTGAAACCTGCGTGAAGAGCGTTGATGAGGTGAGCACAGAGAAGAGTACAGTGTTTATCTCCAGCTCTGTAGGATGCCCTATGAAGTGTAAGTTCTGTCACCTGACAATTAATGACACTAAGTACCAATCTCTATCTCAGGAAGAGATTGAAGCTAATACGATAGATGCAGTTGGTATGGCAGGCTACTGGAATAATGACATCATGAATAGAACTCTGAAGCTCTCTTGGATGGGTATGGGTGATGCTATGCTGCACCCTGAGATTATTCTGGATGCGTCTTCTTGGATTATAGATATTCTTGAGGATTGCGAAGATGTTAAGGGTTTGCAACGAATAGACGTATCAACTGTGATGCCTAAGTCTGTAAGCTTTAATGATATGGAGTATGTATCTAGACTGTACAAGATTATGGACAAAGACGGCTTCCGCATGTTCTATTCACTATTCTCAGCGATCCCCGAGACACGGGACTACATGATTCCTAACTGTAAGAGTGCTGAAGACGCTATGCAGATGTTCCGTGAGGCAGGTATGACTGTCACTATTCACCAGATATTTATTGAAGGGGTGAATGATAATATAGACGAAGTTAATGCTATGATTGAGTTTGTTAATGATAATAAAGATGTCATTGATGAGTTCCGTGTGCTAGAATACAATGAAGCAGATAATTCATGGTGGTTCGAGAGTGCTTGCTATGGCGCTATTGGCGAACACCTTATGTACCGCCTACAAGTGCCTGTTAAGTTCCAAGTAAGCCCCGGAAAAGAGATTAAGGCTGCTTGCGGGATGTTTAACTGATGGATGTTCTAGGATCATTGAGAGGGCTCCTGACAGAGCCTGCACCTAAACACCCTAAATGTAAGCTCATATACTACGAGATGCAGGGAGATTATGATTGCACATACCCAAGTCATGTGTTATCTTGTGATGAGTGTAAATATGGGGGCGGTAGGAAAGACCCTGAAGCTAAATGTAATAGACTATAAGGAGGGATGATGGATATATTTGATTTTGAAGAGTTGACAGCAGAGATGCTAGGTGTTACAGATGAGCAGCGAGAGGATGATGATTTCCTCCCTAATAAATTCTATTGTGAATTCGATATTGATTTTGAAACGGCTTTCGAGTTTGCACAAGCCTTGCTGCTACATACCGTACCTGTGGAGGCTGGACTGAGTGGGAAGAAGTATCATGCCTTCATTAGCAGGCAGCACCCCGCGATGCTAATGAAGAGGGAGGCTGTATGATTATTGAAACTAAATATAATTTAGGTGACTTCGTGTATGTCATCTTACGTAAGCAGAAGTCAACAACAGTGGATTGCTCTGCGTGTAGTGGGACTGGACGTATTACGCTGAACAATGGTAAGGATAGATCCTGCCCCGAGTGCTACGGTAGGCGTACAGAAACCACTTGGGAACCTGAAGCTTGGGCTCTCTCTTATGAGAGTAGTGGTAATATCGGGAGGATCGGTGTGGAGCGTTATGCTGTAGAGTATCAAGACATGGAAGATGTCACTCAATACATGCTAAACTCCACAGGTGTAGGTAGCGGCACTCTATGGAAAGAGGAGAGATTATTCCTTACTGTTGAATTGGCTCAAGCTGAATGTGATAGACTAAACGAGGAGGATGGTAATGTTTAAAGAAGGTGATAAGGTAGAACTAGTAGTTATAGGTATTCTTGATGGTTGGAGTATGGATTGGCCTGCTGAAGCTGGGTTACATATCGGAGATACTGCCACAATACTGATTAGCGTTATTTCTGGCGATGGTAACGAAGATGTTATACTGAAGGGCTACCCTTTCTTCATGGACTCGCGTTACTTCAAATTAGTAGAGGAGGTAGCATGAATACAAGCTTCAGAGTTAATGATGAGGTAGAGATTGTTGAGCTAGGCTGTCTCGACTGGGAAGATATTGCTTGGCTGGAGGAAGCTGGGCTGGAGGTAGGAGATAGATTTATTATCAACTCTATAGGATTCTCAAAGACTAATGAACACCTTAGCTTAGTTGGAGATACTTCTGAGTTCCACTACTCACCTCTTCATTTTAAACTAGTGGAGAAACTTAGTTGTGAAGCCTAGCCTAGATAGTGGGAACAGACGGCGCATCGAGAAGGAAGTTAAGATAATGAAAGCTTACCTCAGAGGTGATAAGCTTGAAGCGCAGTATTGGATTAACTGTAAACCTACATGGATGGCTATGGCTGAAGATGAAGCCCTAATACTCGCAGAGTATGAATATCGTATTGCTAAATAACAAGAAGCCCCTTAATTGGGGTTTTCTTTCGTCTAGCTATTGACATTTAATTACTATTGATATACATTACTAGTCCCGATAAGGAATAAGGAGAGAATATGAGTCAACTTGCAGATATAAAGAATGTGTTCACCAACGCACATATGGATGGGGTGCTAGATAGGCGTATGGCTACAGATATGTACTTAAATATCCTTGGCGCTCTTGAATGGGATACATACGATTTTAATTGTAAGCTAGAAGGTAGGGAGTTTGAAGCGGCACTCAAGAACGAGCAGAATGATGCTTGTATGGATCTCTTCGGACTACGTTACTATGACTGATCCACTAACATGCTTAGCACTAGCCATCTACTTCGAGGCTCGCAGTGAGTCTCTGGCAGGTCAGTACCTAGTTGTTAATACAATTATGAATAGGGTGGAGAGTGTACGGTATCCAAGCACAATCTGTGGTGTGGTAGCCCAGAAGCACCAGTTTAGTTTTTATTGGGACGGTATACCTGAGAGGATGTCAAATAAGCTTGCAGCTGACAGGTCGCTACGGGTAGCTACCAATGCAGTAGCAGTTGATATGTCTTACTACGATGGTTGTCACTACCACGGCGATTGGATTGCTAAGCCACATTGGGCATATAGCTACAAAGAAGTATTACGTGAAGGTAAACATATATTTTATGAAGGAGGTTGTTAATGAGTGAAGTAGAGAAGCAGTATAGTGAGGAAGAGAAGAAAGGATTGCCACGAATTGAAAACTGGCATGCAGGGCCAAGCTGGGACAATACTGAGGAAAGTTTTGTTATGTATGGAATCGTCTACAATGACTCAAGATTTCTGGATGGGGAGCCTATCCGTACTTCTATTCTCAAGCATGTAAGTGATGATGGCGTTCTTGAGACTGCCAATACTACCTACCTACTAGGAGAGCCTTATGCAGGAGTTTAATAATGTGAAGTACGCTGTAATTGACAAGGAGGCTAATATCATTGCTGGCGCAGGCGGTGATGGGTATGCTTTATACAAGACGCTCAAACATGCAAATGCCAAGGCGGCTAGATGTGGCCGAGATAGGTACTTCGTAGTGCCAATTTATTGCGGGGAGCCCTTAAATGACTATTAACGTGACTGGCGATGAAGTTATTGAAGCTATGGAGAAGTATAGTGCAGGTATGATTTCAGGTAAGGATCTAGCTCTTCGTGATAAGGCTCGCGGCTATATGTTAGAAGCTAGGCAGCTGTACGCTGAAGGCGATCTCGATGGAGCGTACAAGTTACAACAAGAAGTTGTAGAGTATCTAGTAGGATAACCACACTAGCAACGTGGTTTTACATTTGCATTAAACAAAAAAAAAAGGGGCTTTCGCCCCTTTACTGATTCTTCTAAGATAAATAATAATTTAAAATAAGAAATGCTACAGCTAATACAACAGCCTTAAGCATATTGCTTAGCGTCATCCAGCACTCCCTTAGCCCAAGCCTTATATTCATAAGCTTCACCGTCCATCTCAACTATACGTTTAAGTACGTGCTTATATATTGAAACTTGATTGGTTAGCTCGCGCAGCTTATCGTGCTGCTCTTGATAAGTTAGACATACAGTGTATTTATTACAAGAATCCCTAAGCTCGCCACCTACCATATGAGAGTACCTTATATCTCTACCACACCCGCACATATTACTCATACGTCCTCCATATGTAAAAACGATAGGCTCTCTATGATTATATTACCACTACCCCACCCGCACTCAAGACGTACATGCTCCGTAAAATCAGTTAACCACGTCTCTGCACCCGCCTTCTCAACTAGTGCCACTATACCACCTGACACTTTGCGCTTATTACCGTCAATATCGTATAGAACAGCACAGTAGTGATACACATATCTAGGATCTGGCGTATGAGGGGTCTGTAAGGGCGCTGAGTCGTCTTTCCTCTCTTCACCTATACCATCGGTAGGGGTAGGCCACGGTGTAGGGTTATACGGGACTTCGAGAAGAGGCCCATATACTCTATTACAATCGCAAGTCATGCTAAAACTCCTTCAAGAGCCTTTAGCTTACGTACTGCGCGTTCATACTCATCCAACTGTTCTGTAACACTCACAATTCATCTCCTTCTTTCATTAATGTCGAAATACATTCTGGCCCTGTACGCGGTGCATACCTCCACATGACACGTCTAACCACCATACCCTCCATTACATCTAAAAGCTGCTTACGCCTATATGGTGTATTTGCTTTACTCTTTGATGGGAGATAATAGGTAGAGTAGAAATGTCTGATAAGTGCTGCTTTGTTCTTGAAGATGGGGCTTGCACCTCCCCCATCTGCGGCATATGCTAAACTCCAACCGTAAGTCTCTACTATCTTGTTAGGAGTGGTATTGAGTATATGATTCATTAAGCCTCTCCTGCTGCTCCTCAGCACAGCAACTTCCATGCACTAGGTGCGTAGGCTTATCAGCATTAATCTTGACATAAAGTTGAGCGAAGTCAGGAAACAACGGAAGCATAGTGCCATCACTGGCGCAAGGCCACCCACACCACCCGCAACGGTAGATCTCTTCTGGGTAGTTCACCATAGCAGCTTCTACGTGTTGATTTACTGGTAGAGAGCCTATCTCATATTCATAGTGAGCGTCGAACTCTTCAAGAGATAGCTCGTCACTACAGCTCATACACAAGAACCTCACCACCTGTGTAGGGGTCTAGCTTCATAGCGATATGTACAGCCTCTTCTGGTGTGGCTCCAGCAAGCATTGCGCCCATGGCAAAAGTAGACCCGCTACCAACAGCCATAGGTACATCTAACTCGATAGGTTCACAATAACCTTCATATGAATACAGAGTACCATTATTGAACATAATAAGCTCACTACGCTCTCCCTCATCCTCAACATATTCATCTGGATCTGCGCCCCGACTAATCCAATCAAAGAACTTATGAATCTTTGCATATGTACCGGCCCCTGCTAGTGTAACCTTACCAGCAGGCACTACCTCACAACCGCAGTTACTAGTCTCAGCCTCTACTTCATGCTGAATAACCTTAACTGCCTGTCCGGGCATGATGAATGCGCCTGTCATTCGTGTATCTGTAGCTAGTGTTTTTCCATCGGTTGCTATGGTTGTAATAGTGTATTCTCCTCTTTAGGTTCAAACCAGCGGCCAGATCGGCCACATTCTTTAAACATGATAGCGTAAACCGTAATGAGTCTACGGGCATTCCAAGTGTACTTACGCAGTGGAGCTGTGCCACGCGAGTTCAAGCCGTTCTTTGGATTGCTGCACATATCGTATTCAGGCGTATGGTGCTTACAACCTTCGCATGTCACCATCTCATATGCTCAATATCTTCAACATCATCCAGCAGGCATAAGATTGCACTATGCATCTCGTTTGCATCTAGATTTTGTGTGGAAGAGCGTAAAGCCCCTAGATTGTCGCGCAACACGCTGCCCATGCAACTAGACATAAGCATCTCGATGCGCTCTTCTTCAGTTAATTCTAATTTTATCATTAATACCTCCTTAATCAGTAAGACTACCATACTCTGTAGGTTGTGTCAACCTTAAAATTCAATCCAAGGATCACCAACATTAATAGTCTTGATACCGAGCTCCTGCCAAGTACGGCACATAACTGGTCGGTCATCAATAGCCATGCAGACATTACACTTACCATCCAACTCATTCCAAAGAAGTTCTTCTTTAATGATTGAGTCTTTACGGTTGTCGCCAGCTTCGCGCATGTACAGTGAAAAGTGTATAGGTACGTTGATATCAAGCCATTGCTTAGTTTCATCATAGCAGCAGCCATCACGCCCAGACAAAAATACAATCTTGTAGCCGTCACGCTTAAGGCCAACAACTATATCAATCACTTCTTCAATAGGTTCATCCTCACCAACCTTATCCCAATGGAACGGCCCTCTACCAGCCATACGAGCCACTGTACCATCAACATCTACGATAACAGTTTGTGGTAGTGACCAATCCTGTACATACTGCTTACGGCCCTTATACTTCAGCCACTGTCCATACATACGAGCAATTACAGAGTGGCCCACACCATTAGCACGACGAGCATCACGCTTCCAAGCCTCTTCTAGTGAGATGGGGAACTCTTTAATCTCTACTTCAAACCCAGCCTTCTCTAGATACGCAATAAGCAACTTACGATACTTAGGGTTAATATTAGTGTCTGAGATAATAACATCATGACCAAAACCTCTGACAAGCTCAATCTCACTATACTGAATATCAGTAACTTTAGATTCATTCTTCCATTTATACTTAGCCCAGTTGCGCTCACCCTTGCAGAAGATCTCGAAGCGGATATCATCACGATTGACATTATGCCACTGCCTACAGTTTAACCGCCACTGCTCTTTGATAAACTCCTCTGCCCAAGTAGATTTGCCTGAGCATGGAATCCCTACTGTCACTATTGCTTTCATTCTGCGCTCTCCTCACTCTCAACATCAGCCTCACCCTTATCAAGCATCTTAGTCTCATGACCAAGGAACTTGAAGCTCTTGTACTTGAAGCATTCAATACCGTTTCCACGCTCCACTCGAACTACAATACCCTCCTCTGGCACTTTGTTATTGCAAAAGTAAGAGTCTTGGTCATACACATACTCGCGTCCTAGGTGACCAAAGAAGGATTCAGAGAAAGACTCGCCCTGATTGTATGCTTCGTCGTGTACACGATCATCCATGAGTTCATATGCATTTCCGTAGTAAATCTCAGGAACCGTCTTAAACCCCATCTCTTCACAACGATGCTTAACCTGATGCCAAGGCATCTCAATAACATCACCATCCTCATTGGTAGAGGTCATTCGGTATACGTAGATCTCGCTAGTATTCGGAGCACATTTATAATCGTAACCTTTCTGTATCTCTTTACCACCGTCCGTGTGACCGACAAGTTCATAATAGACGCTTTCACCTTTACGTAGTTTGGTCTTGAACATGTTACCTGCCATCGTCCACAAGTCGCTGTCATAGAAGTGGTGGTATACTTTATCGTCATTTTTAATCACCTTTCGTGAACTAAACACGTAGTCGTAGTAAGTATCGACAATATCCAGACCGAGCTTCTTACCAATGAGGTTCCAGATGCTAAATTCAGTCTTCTTGCACTTGACATATGCCGCCACACCTGAAGTACCGTGGAACTTCCAAGTGATAGATATGAGATCGTCTGGCTGCACTTTGTGCATATTACGGCCAAGCTGAGCCGTATCGAAGTGGAAATTAAACTGCCCCTCAACCACACGCGACTCGCGCTTAGCTTTCTTGCCGTTAAGGCTGTTGCCTTCGGACTGCATACGCTTTGGTAGTTCAAACTTCTTACTAACTTGCATACCAGCTACGATGTCAAGGTCATCACCATCCTCAAGAATTAGAGCTGCAAACTCAGGTATCTTGAAGAAGTCAGTAATAGTCATGAAATAACCCATAGACTTCTCACCACGGAAGCTCTGAGCCCGTACACGGCGGTTCTTATCGAACATACCACCAGCAGGCTTACCATCCTCATCTTTACGACGAATCAAATCATTAGCGTCTGCCAGCTCCTGCCCAATCTGAGCTTCAAGTGGGAAGTAGATCCCAACATCACCCTCTTTAGCATCTAAGCCTACGATGATGTTGTTACCGAAAATGGTGGTACACATAAGCCGGTCTGCATTACTATGCTTGCGTACTTCGCCTAGCCGTACCACAACTGCACTATAATTACTACTCATTTAAGCCTCCTTAGCTGTACAATCCCTACATACAATATTCTCGTAAATAGCGAGTAATTTATTATTAAAGAATTCAGGGTCTACTGAATCGGGTAAGTCGCTACTATCCGCTAATTTGCTAACAATGTCAACAATACTTTCGAGCTCTGGCTGAACATTGGTTGTAAAGTCAAACCTACCTTGCTTCACATCGAGAATATACCGAGTCTCAGGTAGTGGATAAGAGAACGTGCCTTCTGAGTATAGATACTTTAGTTGGTAGCCAGCACGTAGTGCGTGAGATACAGCTTTCCAATCTACACCATTATTCTCTTTAGCTAGCCGAGCTCTCTCACCATACTCACCCCACATCCTATCGAGGTGTCCACGAAACTCCTCTAACTTGACAGTAGATTGATACTTGCGACCTAGAATCTCGTAGAATACATGGTTACCAGTACCAGTCTCCATAACAACAACACCTGAGTGGTCTGTCTTAGGGAGTAACCTGATAATATCACCTACAATTGCGTACCTATCAGGTACACCTCCCTCTCTAAATATGTCGTCATGTTCGCTAACCTCTGAGATAGCTTCTTCAAGGGTCTTCATCCGTGAGCCTTTAATACCGTATTTATATGCCTGCTTCTTAACGTAGCCCATGTACGCGCTCATATCCTTGGATAGGAATAGCTCTCGGTTAGCCACAAGCCAATCCCACAAAGGGGATGATTCAAGGAAATGCGTGGCCGGTGCGTGGAGCATATCAATAGCAACAGTCTCTCCTTTGATAGCTAGTTTCAGGAATGCTTGGAGGGAGTACATCTCAGTATCTACATCGTCTGCACCATTCTTACTGTTATTATCTCCAGTGGATTCTGCATATGAGAAGTTACCCTCTCCTTTGAGAATCTGTTCCTTAGTAGGCAGAGAGATGCCCTTATAGTCACGGTCAGACTCTGGGGTATCCAATCCGTACATATGACTGCCGAACAGCATCTTTACAATTACTTTATTCTCCATTATCAACCTCCTCTTCAATAAGTTTAGCATTCTCCATCCTCACTATACGCATAGCTTCCTCATAAGTCCAGTAGTTTGAGTCCTGAACCTCATACATAGTGCAATAACCATCATCTTCAAAGTAGATGTTGTAGTAGCAACCTTCAAAATTAGACATTAACCCTCCTAAGTAATTACTTCTTGACTTTAAGCTCTAAATATGTTATAATCCGCCGCTAAATGTTCTTATGTTTGTCACATATAGAGAATAGGTCTTCAAGGACTATAAGGTTCTCTAGACAATAATCATCCCTGTCAGAATAAGTCTCTTCGTGGTGCTCGCAGTTAATGCAGCAGTCGGGGAATGCCACTGGGCGCAATGTCACAGCAGGCTTAAGTTCAATAGTTGGTTTCTTAAAATCAACAACACTCATTTCAATACCACCCCTTTAGTTATTCAAGTTGCAGATATACTAGCAGCTTAGTAGAGGCGTGTCAACAATTAGGAGAATAATAATTATGGGTCAATCAATATTAGAAGTAGCAGACTCTACAACTATTGCACTAGGAGATGCAGGTACTGTCGATGGTAACGGTAGAATGCACAAAGTCCTCAAACAGAATACAACACTACAGCTCATTGCGACAGGTACTGTAACATTCCAAGTATACGGGGCCAGTTCGAGTGCCAGCACTTTTGGAGATGCAGCGCTAACTTTAGAGGTTACACTGACCGACGAAGCTCAGTTATATGATATAACCACATACGCTGAACATGTTGGTGTAGCTATCACGGCAAGCTCAGGGTCAGCTCGTGCTTTCCTTGGAGCAGAGTATGCGTAGGATAGGTGGCGGGTCTTTAGTACCGCTTGCGCTGAGGGTGATAGCTCTTGCCGAGAGCGCAATATCACCACTTATGCGTTTACTTGGTCTAAATAGATACATACGCACCTTTGACGGCACAGACACCTACGGTACGCTTGCAGACTCTGTGACGTTTACAGGGGATTTTGAGGTTGCGTTTGAGTTTGCCGCGCCTTCCTCAGCAACTGAAAGGAAGATAGTTGGTAGTTCAACATCTACACATTACATAGCTCTAAACACCTCTGGAGTGCTCTTCGCTGCATTTAAGAATGCCGCTGGTGGTAATGCATTTCTAACTATACTAAATACCGATTGGGGAGACTCTAAGCTCCATAAAGGAAAGTTTACCCGAGTAGGTGACACCTTTACTTTGACCTGTGATGAGGGATCAGCTAATACTACCTCTGTGGGTGCGCTGTCCTGTTTTTATAGTCGGATAGGTATCTTAAATACAACGCAGTATTTCAAAGGCGAAATCCTTTCTGTAGAGTTCACCGACAACGCCACAGAAGATGAGCTATTCCACGGTCTCACCCTCTCAGACTACCTCGATGCTGATGGAAGCTATGAGCGTGAGATAGCCACTTATGATGGGTCTGCTATGTATGGGACGCTTGGAGCGCCTGTTACGTTAGCGGCCTCTGATACTATTAAGATTAAGTTTGCGAATGTTACAACATACACATCAGCAACACATTTGACAGATGGGATTGACTCTAGTGATAGAGGGTACATATTTGCCTCTGCAACAAATAAAGTCACATGGAATACTTCTGTATTCTCTGGGTGTACGCTTGACGGTGTAGCGGCCACCAGCGGTACTACAGTTATGCCCACGGATGGCAAAACGCACATATTTGAATTAACCGCAAGCGCCACAGCAGTGCTAGGTACTGTTGGCTGCAACATCAATCAGACAGCAGGGACATTCTTTCTGGGAGAAATCCTCTCCCTCTCCACCACCATCTCAAGCGTCACCACCACCTACCCCCTAAACTCAGGCTCCACTCTATACGAGATGCCAGAAGGGGAGGTGCTGGGAAGTGAGGAGGTTGCAGACCCAACCTTCGATACAGCCTGTGGAGTTAACTGGGGGTGTGAAACTGGATGGTCTATTGCTGGAGGTAAGGCAAGCTGTGACGGAACCCAAACAGGCAATTCAAGGGTTTCAGAAGTTATCACCGGCCTGTCAGCGGGGCAGACATACCAGCTTCAGGCAAATATCACACGGGTAGCAGGAGCCACTCGATTCTATGTCAGTGGGTTTGCCTCCGCCTCAGTCACGGACTCAGGGGTAAGAACTATCACCTTCACTGCTGGGGCATCAACCCTCGATATAGGTGTTCTTGGTGATGCCTCGTTTGTTGGTGATGTAGATGATCTCACCGTCAAACACATCCCCTCCGCCCTAATCTACACAGGCTTTGAGGCTGGAGACTGGAACACCTACGCTCGTAGCCCTGCCAGTGCTAACTACATCATTGATAATGATAGCACCCTGTATACACAGGCTCGTGGGTATGGGTTGGGGAGTGAGGAGGTTACTAATGGTGATGTCTCTGACGGCACTACAGGATGGACACCGGGCGATGCAGCCTCATTAGCGGCTGTCGATGATACATTAGAAGTTACCAACGGTAATGGGTATGACTGGGCACAACAGTCATTCGCTACTGTGGCGGGCGAGTCATACTTTTTCGACATTGATCTACGGGCTGGAACAGGTAGCGCTGTAGCTGAGATTATCGGCATATCGGGAGCAGTTACAGCGGTAATCTCGTCAGGGACTTTTGTGAAGGAGTCGTTTACCTTTACGGCCACTGGATCAGCACATCAAATCAAACTGAAAGTCCAGTCAGCCACAGCTAGTCACACAGCTTACTTCGATAACATATCCGTAAAGCACATCCCCAAAGCAATCCTCTGGACAAACTTCACCTCCTCAGACATCGAACTATTCACCTACAACCAGCAGGCAGTACGATGGGAGGGCGTGGAGCGTATCACTAATGGTGGGTTTGGTGCTGATACAGATTGGAGTAAGCAGTCAGGGTGGAGTATCGCAGGCGGGGTCAGTGTTGCTACCGCTGCTGATGGAACTTCACTATATCAAACAGGCGCTGTTGTCATCGGTCAAAGGTTTGCCGTCACCTACTCTTGTGTAAATATCACCGATGGAACTTTCACAACCATATGCGGTGGTACTTTTGGTGCAGGCCACACAGCAGTAGGTACTTACTCGGAAGTATTGGAGGCGGCATCAAATACAAACATGAACTTGTTTGCTGCGGTGACCCTGACAGCGACATTCGACAACGTATCCGTCAAACGTGTATTGGAGTGCAGCTAATGGTTATAGCTAAAGATAAGCTAATGCACTTCGGCGGCGGCATCGTTCTAGCTGCCTTTGGTGCTACTCTAACTTACCTTCCCCCTATAGAAGCTGGGCTGGCCTTGGCTGCTGCTGTGGGCATTGGTAAGGAGGTATGGGACAAGCTCACCGGACGCGGTACACCAGAGGTGATGGACGCGGTTGCTACATTTGCAGGAGGCGTGTTGCTGGTGGCTTTGTTAGGAGCCTTTACCTATAGCGCATAGGCTCCTTACCAAAGAGTCTAACTGGAGTTTTAAAATAAAGTTAACACTAATCATAGCTTATTAATAAAGATAAGCTAATTACACTACCCAATATGGGTTTATTTAATAATCAGGAGAAACAAAATGGCTAATAAGACATACCTAACACAAGACGATGCACCGAGCACACTGCAAGCAATCCGCGCAGGTAACGGTGGTCAACCTGAATCAGTAACTGCTGGCGGCGTACAGGCCGCAGGTTCTGTTCAATTCTCAGCTAACCCTACCGATGGTGATACTATCGTTATGAATGGCGTAACAGTTACCTTTGGTGCTGCTGGTGATGTTGCAGTCGTAACAGACCTTGCAACTACGCTTGACGACCTACGCATCTTCCTCGAAGCTTCTGTAGATGCTCTGTTGACTGTTGCTACATACACCGACGACAACACAGATCTACTCACTGTCACTTATGATACTAATGCTGCTGCTGGTAATGAGTACACCATCGACGTATCTGACCTAACTGCTACACCTACTGCTGCTGATGCAACTCTGGAAGGTGGTTCTGATACGGAAGAAGTGTCTCTCGACACAGAGAACAGCACTTATGCTATGACAGCTGCTGTTGCACAAGACTTCACCCTTGCTGATGGTATTGAATTCCAGCGTAAGGCTCTCGTGATGACTGCTACTAGCGGCTCTGTTGTAATCACTCCTACTAATCTGACAGGTGGTACTACTATCACTCTGGATGCCGCAGCTGAGTATTCTAATCTGCAATTCCTGAATGGTTCGTGGGTTCAGGTAGCAGGTACAGCTACTGTAGCTTAATAAGCTTCTAATAGCTCTTCTCACGAGGGGCTATTGTAGGTTTAACTAGAGAATAATTATGACTGAAGATGAGATTAGGTTTAATAAGAAGTTCATATGGATGCGCGAGAATGAGCCCGAGAAGTTGGCTAAAGTATTACGCGCAATGTCTGAAGAAGAGCTTAAGTCGATTCTTTATGATTGGAACTTATGGGCAAGACCTAATCAGCTAGCACCGAAGGGTGACTGGCGTACTTGGCTTGTTCTAGCAGGAAGAGGTTTTGGGAAGACGCGATGCGCTAATGAGTGGGTAATTCAGAGAGCTCGTGAAGGTAAGGGGCCGATTGCATTGATTGGCAAGACTACATCGGATGTACGTGATACTATCATAGAGGTAGGTGAGTCTTCTATAATGAAGATTTCACATCCAGACTTCAAACCTATCTACGAGCCTTCTAAGCGCCGCTTGACGTGGCCTAACGGTGTTACAGCCACTACCTTCTCTGGTGATGAGTGGGATCAGCTACGTGGCCCACAGCATAGAACTGTACTAATTGATGAGCTACCTAAGTTCGCTAATCCTGAAGAACTCTACACTCAGATGGATATGGGATTACGTATTGGTGATGATGCTCAGTGTATTGTATCTACAACACCATTACCAATTAAAATAATCAAAGAGCTGTATGAGAAGTCTCAAATTGAAGGTAGCGATGTAGTACTCTCCACTGGCTCCACAATGGATAATGCAGCTAACCTAGGAAAGCGCTCAGTGGCCTCAATGGTGGCTAGATACAAAGGTACACGTATGGAGCGTCAGGAGCTCTATGGTGAGATTTTATGGTCTAGTGAAGATGCTCTATTTACTAATGAGAATTTAGATGAGTTTAGAATTAGTCTAGAAGCTCTACCTGAGATGGTTAGAATAGTAGTTGCTGTTGACCCTGCTGTTACAAACAATAAGAATAGTGACTCTACAGCTATCGTAGTGGCTGGTATGGATGCGCGTGGTCATGGCTATGTATTATTTGATGGTACTATGAAGGGTACACCCTCGGCATGGGCTAAGCGCACTGTAGCGTTATATGATGAGTATTGTGCAGATGTTGTATCTGTAGAGACTAATCAGGGCGGTGACTTGGTAGTAAGCACATTAGAGCAGCAGCGTAGGAATCTCCCAATCAAGAAGATACATGCGTCTAAGAGTAAGATTGCAAGAATGGAGCCTATCTCACTCTTAGCAGAGCAAGGTAAGGTTCACATGGTTGGATACTTTAAAGAGCTTGAGCAGCAATGCGTAGAGTATTCTGGCAAAGGCCCAAGTCCAGATAGATATGATGCTATGTGTTATGCACTCTCTGAGCTTATGTTAGGTAAAGTTAGCTCAGCTAGCACTAGCCAGTTTCATTATTGATTACATATACTCCATATCACGCCAGCCGTAGTACCTAGGGAAGCGTGGCTTATCCTTAACCCCATAACCAAAGAAGCGCATTGTGAAGGTTCTTCCCTCACTGGCCTCTTGACCTGCATCCCAGATCTCCTTCCTCTCATCGTGTTTAAGGATGCCACAACCTACATCTAAGGTAAGGCCATCCATATCGACAATAAACCCGCCCAACGTGTTTGCAGGAACCATACCAGCCTTGTGTGAACTACGCTGTGACCGGCCAAGCTCATTAGTGGTCTTCTTATTGGTGTTGGTCATTTGCTCAACTAGTGAGATGACAGTTACCTCCACATCAGTGAAGCGCTTGAGCTTAAACAGTGAACCTTGCTTCATAGTAGCTCGACCATACTTATAAGTGCCATCTACACTACGGCCCATGATTCCTTCATAGCCAGCATCGAGCTGAGTTTTCTCAAATACTTCTAAGTCAGTTAAGTTTCCGATAAGGCTGTGCGGGACTAGTTTAACTTGCGGGTGACTATAAGCTTCTACTAAATCTCTTGCGCGAGCATATCTCACATGGAACGGCTCATCTTTATACTCATCTTCATTAGTGTCAAATACATAGAGAGTTACATCGTCAATAGAGCGAGCTTCTTTCTTCTTCATGATTACGCGCTGAGTGTTGTTGTACACATCCTCATCTGTAGGGCTACCAACTATAAACTCACCATCAAGACCGTGAAAGCTTCCAAACGTACCTACTAGTAAGGTGTTAGGTAAATCTTTCAAAGTACGACTCAGGACGCGCCCATCGCGTATATTGGTACGAATACCATCTAATTTAGGCGAAGCCATTGTAGGGAGTTGAACCAAGTCAAAGAACGCTGGGTTCTTTAGTGGGTCATCGTTTGGTGCAAGCATTGTCTTGAATGTCATAAAACCTCCTTCGATAGTTAATAAATCACTATAACACACTACAAACTAGTATGCAAGCAAATACTTCTTGACTTTATAAGCTAATTATGTTATACTCCGCCTCTTGTATTGCTTGTGTAGCTCCAATTGGTAGAGCACCTGTTTTGTAATCAGGATGTTGTAGGTTCAAGTCCTATCATAAGCTCCAAACAATTCCTCGGAACGTATAGGGTATACGGGCTGACTGTTAATCAGTTGTTACTTGGTTCGATGCCAAGTCGGGGAGCCAATAAGTAAAGTGTAGCAGAGTGGAATGAGTTTAGCAACTATCTTTCCCCACTATAAATAATAATAAAGAAAGTGTTCGTTTAGTAGTTCATCTTTAGAGGGTGGATGTGCCTGACCTCACTCAGAGTGCTCAGGATAAAACAGCGATTATGTGGTGTCAACTAGTTATTTAGATTAGTTGCTAGGATTCCTCACGGATGAGGACGGGGTTTATGAGTATCCCTCGACAGTAGATTCACTATCTATTCAAAACTGCGCTGATAATAACTACTAACTGATTAGAGTAACTAATTTAAGTAATAGAGAAGTATAAGAGGTAGGGTCACTAATATCCCTAACCACTATATACCCTCTAAGTGACAACTATATCTTGGAGAAAATAGCTTGGCCTTAATTAATAGTTTATATAACTACCACCCTGATGAGCATCCCACAGAAGAGGAAGCATGTCAGCCTGATTTTCATTATGAACTATTCTCCATCTTACGTAAACAAGTTAGAAAAGACAAGCCTAAGTACAAGGTAAGGTCACTACATCAAATATACAAATATTTCTGTGAGCAATCACAAACCCGCATGAGACATAAAACTCGTGACGGTAAGACACTCTGGCTGTATCAAGTAGCTAGATATATAGAACGCCATCAATATGTCCACTGTGACATGAGGGCTTTCAAAACAAACATCTAGGGACTTCGCTTATGCCAAGAAAAAAGAAAGCAACAGTTGCTACTCCATGCCCTCAGTACGTAAAAATGACTGAGAGTTGGGCATTACCAGATGCCTTATTGGGTAGTACACCAGCAATGAAGGCTGGAGGCCGTACATGGTTACCTAAAGATCCTAAAGAATCTGACGGTGCTTACAAAGTAAGGTTAGAGAGGACAGTCCTCTACGGCGCTTACAAACGCACTGTACAAGCTTTATCAGGGTTACCTTTCCACAGGGCTGTAGTAGTTACTAAAGCACCAGCCGACTTAGACTATTTATCGGAGGACTGCGATAGTGATAACAGCGACATTACAGATTTTTCACACACTCTTACAAAAGACCTTAATACCTACGGACTATCTCACTTCCTTGTTGATAATCCTGACGTAGAAGCAGAGGTAACTCTTGCTTACAAAGAGAAGTATAAAGTCAGACCTTACTTCACTCACATATCACCAAAGAATATCATATCATGGAGTACAGAGTTAGTTGGCGGAGCCACTATCCTTCGTTCCATACGGATACTTGAAACAGTAACCGAAGATGTTGATGAGTGGGAAGTCGTAGAGGTTCAGCAGATTCGGGTAATCACTGAAGACTCTCATACTTTATATAGGCAAGCAAGTAGAGATAAGTGGGAAGTGTACGGCGTTCCTCTTATTAATAACTTGGGGTATATACCTTTAGTAACTATATATGGTGAACGTACAGGGTATATGACAGCAAGCGTACCGTTAGAGGATTTGGCTTGGCTTAACTTAAGACATTATCAGAAACTGTCTGACTTGGATAATATTGAGCATGTTGCTAATGTTCCACTACTCTTAGCTACAGGTGTAGAAGAGGGTCAGTTGGAAGGTATAACTATCGGGCCTAACACGCTTATCAATCTATCAGACTCCTCAGCAACGCTTAAGTATGTAGAGCACTCAGGACAAGCCATTACAGCCTCTCAGAAGTCCATAGACAAGCTCGAAGAGCGTATGGCTAGTATGGGTGCTGACCAAGTGATACGTAAGAGCGTAGACAGACAGACAGCCACTGCACGAGCACTTGATGCTAGTGAGAGTGTGAGTATGTTGCAATTGTTCATCAATAACGTAGAGACTGGTATTAAACGTGGATACGAGATTGCCGGTGATTGGATTGACGTAGAAGCTGAAGACGTTAACGTAAGCATTGGTAGTTGGATGGATAGCGGTGCTGGTGGGCCTAACTTTATAGACTTGTTAGCCAATTACTTAATAGAGAACGAAGGTATGCCGTTAGACGAGGCAGTTAAAGAATTACAACGCAGGGGTTCATTATCAGATACGTTTGAGTTGCCGAAAGGCACTAAGCTTATTCCAGAACCAGCGCCAGTACCTGCTGCATTTGCAGTTGCTGGTGAAGAAGAGATTAAACCTCTTGAAGAGGAACAACCGTCAGAGTGATTCTGACACAACCCAATAGTGGGACACTAAAAAGGTAAACAAACAATGGCATTAGAAGCATTCGTAGAAAATCTAGACTCTGTTGCAGAGACTATCCGTGGTGAGTACACCGAAGTAGAAGGTGGCTTTCAACTTGACGTAACTAGCGTCAATGGGCTTCGGCTTGAAAATGTGGATAACTTGAAGAGCGCAGTTGCTAAAGAACGCTCGGCACATAAAGAGTTCGAGACTAAGTATAACGCTCTAGCTACTTCATTCGAGGGCATTGAACCAACTGATGTTATCTCTGCTCAAGCAGACCTCAAGAATCTGCAAACACGTTACGATAAGCTAGCTGCACTAGACCCAGAAGCAGAGGCAGATAAGATTGTTTCGGTTAAGGTTAAAGACCAAGTGGCTAAGAAGCAGAGAGAGTGGCAGACGAAATACGATGAAGAGATCGGTAGCCGTGATATTAAGCAAGCTGCAACTACTAAGCAGCTAGAAGATATTATGATTAAGTCTGCCGCAGTCTCTGCTCTCTCTGAAGCTGGTGGAGGTAAGAACGTAGATTTGCTTACACCACATGTACTTGCCAATACACGACTTGCATTCGACAATGGAGTTTATGTCGTAGAGGTTGTGGATAGTGACGGTAATGCTCGCGTAGGTGCTAACGGACAGAACATGGGTATCAGCGACCTGATGCCAGAGCTAAAAGAGAAGTGGCCTACAGCCTTTAACGTAACTGTCAAGCCCGGTGGTGGCAGTAAAGGCGGCGGTGGTGGTAAGCCAGTGCCTGTATCCGAAATGACCTCTAGCCAGAAAATTTCTGACGGCCTTAAGAAGCGTCAGGCAGGTGGCTAATGAGCACTGAAACTATTTAGTTATAATAACACGGATAATAATAACAAGGAAGTAACTAATTCGTTGTGTTGCAATGGTGCAGCACGGCAAATGAAATTTCATAGTGGGGGAGCCACTTAGAAAGAGTCGAAAGACTCAAAACTGTTTGGTCACAATATGTGGCTTCCATAGGTAAATCTCATAAGGAGAAGTATTATGCCTAGTATTACACTCGCAGAATCCGCAAAGTTGTCTAATGATACCCTGATTGCAGGCGTTATCGAGAACATTGTGACAGTTAATCAGTCTTTCCAAGTAATGCCTTTTGAAGGTATTGTTGGTAACTCTCTCGCTTACAACCGTGAGCTGGCTCTTGGCGATGTTGAAGTTATCGCAGTTGGTGATTCTATCACTGCTAACAACGCTGCTACAAGCACTCGTGTTACTTCCGAGCTGACCACAATCATCGGTGAAGCTTACATCAACAACCTGATTCAATCTACTCGTAGCAACTACACCGATCAAGCTGAGAACCAAATCCGTTCTAAAGCAAAGTCTGTTGGTCGTGAGTATCAGGACATGTTCATCAACGGCGATAGCGGCACAACTGCTACTGACTTTGACGGCCTCCTGACTCTGGCTACTGTTGGTAACACAGTTAGTGCTACAGCTACCGATGGTGATGCACTTACTCTAGCTAAACTCGATACAGCAATGTCTCTTGTAACTGCTAAAGACGGTGAGATTGACTTCATCATGATGAATGACCGTGAGCTGAATACCTACTTCGGTATCCTTCGCGCACATGGTGGTGTTGGTATCGGTGAAGTAGTTACCCTGCCTAACGGCGCACAGGTTCCTACCTATCGTGGTACTCCTATCTTCCGTAACAACTACATCCCTGTTACTCAGACTCAAGGCGGTAGCTCTGCTGCTTCCAGTGTCATCATGGGTTGCTGGGACGATGGTAGCATGGATAACGGTATCGTTGGTCTGACTGCTGAGAATGACTTCGGCATCGCAGTTAACGAGCTGGGCCGTATTCCGGGCAAGGACGAGTCTGGTTGGCAGATCACCATGTATGCAGGTCTGGCCTGCTTCAATAACAACGCTCTCGTTGTTGTAGACGGTATCGTAGTCGCCTAATAAGGCATTGTAGGGGTTTCGGCCCCTGCTCTCAAATGGGCTTACTAAGGTGAGCCTATCTCAGAGCAAATAACTAATTAACGGAGTTGTAATGAAAGCTTATATTCACGGTGTACGCGCAGGTCAGACTATCAAACTTGGCAGAGTAAAGTTCATTAGAGGTGTTGCAAATGTAATTGCAATTACCGATACACTAGCACGTTACGATATAAAAAATTATGCGCCGGAAGTTGAGAAAGAAGATGAAGAAGTTACATCACAGGATATGCCTGTTGTAATCTTAGAAGCTGATAAAGAAGAATCTGAAGAAGCTGATAAAGAAGAATCTGAAGAAGCTGATAAAGAAGAATCTGAAGAAGCTGATAAAGAAGAATCTGAAGAAGCTGATAAAGAAGATCTGAAGATGAGGATAACCTCGACGCTGAAAAAGAACTTGCTTCTGTAGTTGCAGAGCTGAAGGCTGAAGTTACTACCCCAACTTATAAAACAATTGAAGATTTCGGGAATATGACTGAGTGGCGCTCTTATGTTAAAGAGGTTACAGGCATACGCCCTAAGAACAAAAACGAGGGTACAGAAATTATGAATAAGTTCCTTGAAGGTAAGGCTGAATAATGGCCTTTGTTGTCGAGACTGGTGACGGGGCTGACCCGTTAGCCAATTCGTTTGTTAGTCTCGTGGAGGCTGATGCTTATTTCGTAGATAGAAACAATACAGACTGGGCTGGTTACACAGATGAAGAGAAGCAAGCTACCTTAATCTACGCTACAGGTTATTTAAACAATCTCTTGCAGTGGTATGGCAGCTTGGTAGCAACAACGCAACCTCTATCATGGCCCCGTAGTGAATTCATTGATAGCGAGGGACGTACAGTTGAAACGCTTACAGTTCCAAAAGACTTAAAGAATGCAACGTGTGAGCTAGCATATCAAGACTCTGTAGAAGGTTTAAACACTGTAGCAACTACAGGCGTAGCTTCTGAGAAGATAGGTAGCAGCTCTATCACTTATGCTAACGGCGGTGGTCATAGCCCATCACGTAGCTTTGCATTTGTAAAATCAATGGTTAAACATCTAGGTATCACAGGAGCATCTAGCACCTCTAATATCTACAGGGGGTAATTGGTATGGCATTTGTAACTAGAAATCATAAGCAAAACTTAACCTACTGGACTAGAGGGGCGAATGATGCTTACGGAAACCCCTCGTGGAATAACCCTATTCAAGTTAAATGTAGATGGGAAGATAGAAATGATAAAGCAGTTGATTTCCAAGGTAACGAGGTTATTACAAGATCTGTTGTTTATGTTGGTGTTGATATGGGAATCGGTACGTATCTATTTGAAGGGCTTAGCACAGACCTTACACCTCCTACAGATGCGCTGGAGCTGAAGGGCTTCAGTAAGATACCTAGCATTAGCGGTAAGGTGTTTGAACGTAAGGCTATCCTCTAATGGGTGTTGTAGTTAAGACTGCCGACTCCTATGTAGCCACACAACGTGATGTTAAGCGAGCTATGGCCGGAGTGCAGAATAACCTCCTATCTGTTATCGAGCAATTAGGCAATATCTCAGCAGAGGCTTTATTAGCTATAGGCGAAGATATTGAGACTCGTTCTAATGAGCTTGCTCCTAAAGATACAGGTGAGCTCAGAGAATCTTCTTATGTTGTATCAGCAAGAGAGGGTAATGAGCATACTGTCGAGATTGGGTATACAGACGATAAAGCACCATACGTTCATGAGAACACACCTAGTCACGAAGATTACAAAAACCCTACCACGAGTGGAACGCATTATAAGTTCTTACAAAGAGCCTCTACAGAGGTGGAAGCTAGATTAGCTAAGATACTAGCTGAGAGGCTTAAACGAGAATTCTAAGGAGGCTGTATGGCAAGTCCAGCATTTGATATAGCCACTATGCTTGTCTCTGACGGTGTAGGGACGCTAGGAACAGATTTATTCGTAGGAAGAATACCAGAAGAAGCAACAAACTTTTCAGTTGGCGTAATGGACGCTGGTGGAATAGAACCTAATCCGGCTTATGTACGTGACGATTATGATGTGCAAGTTATTGTACGTGGTGATGTTAACGGTTATAGCGCAGGCTGGGATAAAGCAGTAGTAATTAAGAATCTCCTGTTAGGACGTGCTCCTGAAACGGTTGGCACTGATATCTACGCAAGATTCATAATGAGAGGTAATGTTGGTTTCATAGGGTATGACACATTACAAAGACCTAAGTTTTCAATTAATTTTAGGATAACAATTGATGGTGTCGATACAGGCAACCGTTCAGAAATAGCATAACAGGAGAATTAATATGGCTAAAACAATTTCCGTATCAGCTGATGATATTACATACGCAGGACTTCCGGGTAGCTCAGGCGACTTCAACGTAGAAGGTGAGGGCTTGGATGATACAATCTTTGGTCAATCCTTTAGCTCCTCAGAGACTGGCCTCATGTCTTGGACAGTTAGTGCTAACGCATACTGGAAAGGTTTTGCGGGTTACACTGCAACAATCAAGAAGACTGGTACAAGCACAGTAATGACAGGCGAAGCAATGAGCGTAGTAGCTGGTCAAGAGTATCAAGTAGATGCTCCAGCTAAAGAAGTGTTTGACAGAGCAACCACAATCGTAGTTCTTGACGGCGTAACTGATGTAACTGATGAAGTGGAAACTATTAGTTACCTATACGGTAAAGTTACTTTTGTAGGTACTTACTCAGTAGTAGGCGCAATAACAATCGACGGTGCTTACCTCCCACTAGAAGCTTACGGTAAGGCTCAAGAGTTTACACTTACTCAGGCAGCTGAGAGTGTAGATACCACTGACTTCGATACAGCTCAGAGCAATGGCGGCTTCCGTACATTTAATCCCGGTCTGCGTCAAGTTAGTCTAGACCTCTCAGGCTTCTTCGCTACAGCTAATGCATTTAAAGCTTTGCTGGCAGCTCGTGAAGAGACTGTAATCGAGATTAGTCCTGATGGCGCTGGTGCATCTATGTGCCGTGGCTTCTTCAAACCTATGACCACAGGCCAATCTGGCGATGTTGGTGGTAATGAAACTGAGACAGTTACCTTTGAGCTTAGTGTTCCTTATGTTGCTGGTTCGGCTATTACACCGTTTGATTGGGCTCATACAGCATCTTCCGGTATCCCTGATGGCGTTAAGACTTGTCTTGATGCTTGGGAAGCTGAGACAGCTATCTATACTAAGTACCTGCATGACGGTACGAATGGTTGGAAAGGAACTACTGTAATTACTGACTTCTCCCTCTCCAGTGGCTTGTCAGCTATGAACGAGTTCAGCTTCTCAGGTCAAGGTAGCGGTGAGTACACAGTAGTACCCTAATAACTAATTAAACAATCTGGCTAGCCAATGGTGGTTAGCCTAACTTAATAAAGGTAATAAAATGTCTAATCGTGATGATATTCGTAAAGCTCTTCTATCAGGTAAATCAGAGTTTAAGTCTAAGTCTGTAACAGTTTGTGGTATTGATGTAGAGGTGCGACAGCCTAGCGTTAAATCTCGTCGTGACCTTATGAAGAGAGCTACTAACGAAGATGGCGTTATTGATACAGGCGAATTCCTCGTATGGAGTGTAATCTTTAATACTTTCGTACCTGATTCAAAAGAGCTTGTGTTTGAACCTGCTGATTATGACGCTCTGGTTGAAAAGCCTGTAGGTGGTTTCATGGACGGCATTGCCGAGGTTGCTGCTGAGATGATGAACGTGGATAGTGACCTGAAGGCAGAGGCAAAAAACTAAGACACGATCCTGATGAAGTAAACATACTCAGGGTCTGCGATAAACTAAATAAGTTTCCAAGTGAAGTAGAAGCTTTACCTATTGAAGAGTTTGATAGGTTAGTTGTCTACTACTTGTTTGAAGCTGAAGAGATGGAGAAAGCCAGAAAAAAGGCTGCTAGAAGAACAAAATAGTTTGAACATTATAAGCTGGCGTGTCCTACATGGTGCGACCAGCTTTTTTATTATTTGAAGTAAAGAGGAGTTGTAAGATATGGCAATTGATTTAGGTACGATCTATACAACCCTAGTTACGAAGTCAGAAGGTCAGGAGAAAGCTGCGAAGGCAACAGATAAGACCAGCAAAGCTTTAATCAGACAGGCAGATGCTTTAGCTAAGGCTAGGCTCGCTATAGATAAAATGAAGGCAGAGTTGAAAGGTGTTAAGGAAGCAGCGCCGCACGTAAAGAAAGCAGAAGATGCCTTAAAGCAGTTTGAGCGTAGAGCACAAGCAGCTAAGAAAAGCTCTATAGCCTTTACAGCTGCACAGAAAGATTTCAAGAATAAAATAACTAAGACACGCATAGGTATGACCAAAGCTGGCGTTGCCACTAATGGCTGGCAAGACCGTATGCAGGAACTTACCAAGTCAGTGCAATTGGCGTTAGGCCCACTGTCAGGAGTTGCAGCGAGAATCACAGCATTGAGCTCTCTGTTCAATAAAGCCACATTAATATGGGCAGGCTTCTTCGCTAGTATAACAGGCGTTGTAGTTGCTATGCATAAAGCCGTAGGCGCTGGCGCATTGTATGAAAACTCTATGGCTAAGATACAGAGGCAGCTAGAGCTTACAAGACATGCTTCAGGGCAGACTACAGGCTCTATAGACGATATGACTAAGGCTCTGGCACGTAACACCTTAGCTTCTGTACAGGGAGCTCGTGACGCAGCCACAGCGATACTTACATTTACCTCCATAACAGGTAAGAATGTAGAGCGCACATTGTCGTTAGCACAGGATTTAACTGACTCACTTGGTGGTGACTTATTAGGTAATGCCAAGAAGCTTGGTAAAGCTATTGAAGATCCTAGTGAAGCATTCAAAACTCTTAATGAAATGGGAGCTCGCTTAGCTCAATCAGAGAAAGATAGATTGAAGAGTATGGTTGCTATGGGCAAACATGCTGAGGCTCAAGAGTTCTTATTCGGTAAGATTGAGGAGCGTATTGAAGGTATTGGTAAAGCTGGCGGAACAGGTACTCTCGCTGGAGCTATGGATACACTCGGTGTAAACGTAACATTGTTCTTTGAAGCCTTGTCTAAGAATTCAGGCATGATAGATAACTTCAAGAAGACTATCGAGAACGTATCTGAGACGGTGCTGCGCTGGACTTCTTCCGTAGAGAGGGGCGTACCAGCTCTAGAGGCATTCGGTTCTGCTGTGGGCGCTGTAAGTAATGCAGGTGCTTTCCTTATTAGGAACTTGGATTCTGTAATTAATGCATTAGGTGGTCTAGCTATACTGAAGGTTGCCACAGCTTCCGTTAGCCTATTAAGACTTTCTTACAGTAAGTTAACTACAAGTATAGCTGCTAATGTTGCTGCCACTAAGGTTGCTACCCTCGCTACTGGAACTTACACTAAAGTTACCATAGCTCAAACTGTAGCTACGCGAGGCGTGACAGCAGCTACCAGCACATTCAATAAAGTAATGAGAGCTACCCCTTGGGGTATGGTTGCTAGTTTAGCTGCTATGGCTGCTGCTGCTATATGGGGCTACAGCGATGCTACTGACGGTGCAGCAGAGAGTACTAAAAGACTTTCTATGACTATGAATGAAGTTGCTGATGCTGCTATGGCTAGGCAAGTTGCAGCTACAAAACTTCGCCTTCAAGAGACAGCTGCTACGATAGTACACTTAACTGCTAAACTCGTAGAGCTTGAACGCATGAATGGTAAAGGTACAGCCGGTTGGAACAGATGGACAATGCAACTGTCTGATGCAAAGGTTGCAATGAAGAGAGTGTCTGGTGAGCTGGCAGCTATGCTTACCCTCCAGAAGAATACATCCAGCGAGACTAAAACTTCAACCAAAGCTACACTAAAGCAAATAGATGCTTTGAACGCACTGACTGCTTCTTACAATCCATCAGTAGCTGCTCTCAAGAAGTACAATCAAGATGTAGCTGTAATGAAGGCTGCTCTCACAGGTACTAATGGAGAGCTGATGACCTTAGAAAGGTTCTTAGCCGCTAACACTAAAAAGCAAAAACTCAACGGTAAAGAAGTTGAAGAGCTGACAGCTAAGTATAAAATGATGGCAGCTGTATGGAAAGGTACAGAGTCTGTTATGTCTGATGCCGATCCGTTCAAGAAAGCTAAAGTAACGCTTGAGAACATGATTAAAGAGCAACGTAATGCCGCAGCTTCTGCTGGTGGTAGCGGAGCTATGATTGATCTTAACTTCAGCACAGATAATGACCGCATCACTAAAACCATTAACACGGCTATGGGTCTTATCAACGATGGTAAAGATATTGCAGGGTTGAAGATACATCTTGATAGCGGAGTTCTGGTAGAAACTAAGGATCAGTTGGCTCAGTTCATGCGAGAGACTGACGCAGAGATTAAGCAGACAAATAAGATTGCTCCATTCTCAGCTATGCTTGAGAGTGCTAGAGTTAAGATTGATTCTGTAGCCAAAGCAACTAGCGGAGATATATTCGGTAGGTTATTTAATACTAAAGCATATCAAGATGCAGTTAAGCTTGAGCAGAGCATTGATGGAATCGGTAAGAGGTTATCATCCCAGAACATTAAAGAGGGCTCAGCCGAGTTCGCAAGAATGGGCAAAGAGCTGCAAGAGATGGCTGGTAATAGAGGCTTAGGCGACTTAGTAGATGACGAAGCTATCAAGAATCTGGACGGCTACTCTACAGCGTTAGCTAAAGTACTGGAGGCTTCCAATAAAGCTCCTGTGTCTATGGCTAAGATTATGGGTGGCGTACAAACTATGATGGGTCAGTTAGAGACTATCATGGGCGGTATCGTAGATAGATACGGCGAGATGGCTTCTGCATCCACTGAAGCTGCTCAACGAGCTCTTGAGAATGCTAAGAGCCAGAGCGAGTTTTATATGGAGCTTGCTAACTCTGTTCACTATTCTAATAACGAACAGGCTAGATCTTTCGAGGACAAAGCAAAGGCCGCTGCTGAAGCTGGAGCTATGGAGTATGCAGCTCAGAAAGCTGCTGCTGCTAAAGCTAATGCGTTGGCCGCTGCTGCGTTTGAGAATCAGAAGAAGCTACAGATAGCTCAAGTAATAATGTCAACAGCAACCGCAGCGATGAAAGCTTACGAGCAGTTCGGTGTATACGGTGCAATTGCTGCTGCTGGTATGGCTGCTGTAGGCGCTATGCAAATCTCTGCTATCTCATCCCAACAGTACACTCCTCGTGAGAAGGGTGGAAGTTTGACAGGTGGTAAGCCTTATCTGGTTGGTGAGAAAGGCCCAGAGTTAATGATTCCCGGTGCTGGTGGTACGATGATCCCCAACAATAAGCTTGATGATTTCGCCGGAGGCGGTGGTGGAGCTAGCAATATCACATTCGAGATACATGCTAACGATACCAAAGACTTCGATAAGCTACTTACAAGCCGTAGAAGTATTATTCAGAACATGGTAGCAGAAGCTAACGATAGAAATATGAGGAATGAAAGATAATGATTGACTACCCAGTAGATCCAGCATTCAGGGAAATAACTGTCAGTTCTAAAGACCCTACTGTAATACACAGGGCTCAGAACGGCAGACGTATTGCACGTAAGGTTGATGGTCATATCTGGACATTAACTCTCACGTACCCTCCAATGAAGCGTAGCACTTTTGCACCTGTATTAGGAGCGATTGCTGCTGCTCGTGGAGCTTACGATACGTTCACTGTAATTGCACCTAACCTACGTACACCAGAAGGCTCGCAAACTGCTGACACGGCTGTTGCTGCAAATGCAGGGGCTGGTAGTACATCGGTGGATATCTCTGGTGCAGGAGCAGGGGCTACCTTTTATGCTGGCGATATAATGAAGCTAAGTAATAGCTCTAAAGTTTATATGTTAACAGCCAGTGAGACAGCAGATGGTGGTGGACTAGCTACGGTGAGTTTCATGCCTCCTTTAGTTGAGGCTTGCACTACAGCCGACACCATGAAGCATAGTGAAGTGTTTTTCACTGTAGGTATGACAGCCGATGTTCAGGAGTTTAAGACTAGCGTATCTGGTTACATTAAATATGAGCTAGATGTTGAGGAGGTATTCCAGTGAGTCGTGATTTACATGCACAAACAAGCGCAGCATTAAGTAATAGTGATTTACAAATATTTCATCTAGTTACATTTTATTTCGATACAGAGATGAGACTCACTGATCATGCTCATGATATTAGTTATGACCTTGGAGCTGGTACTGAGACTTTCACATCTTCAGGTAGACTATCTAGTGCAACAGATGTAACAGAAGATTTAGAAATGTCGAATCAGAAGTTCACTATTGTACTTACAGGTGCTAATGAAGCTGACATAGCTCTAGCACTTGCTGAGAACTATAACAACAAGCGCGTAGTGGTTTATAGAGGCTTCTACGACGACACTGGAGCGACTACTGACGCTAACATCATACCTACACCCTTTATACTATTTGAAGGCACTGTAGACTCATTCTCAATCAATGATGACCCAGAGGCAGGAGAGAGTAATGTTGCTTGGAAGATAGCATCCCATTGGGCAGATTGGGACAGGGTTACAGGTAGACGGTGTAACACACAAAACGCACAAGCTTACTTTGCTGATGAAGAAGGCTTTAGTCATGTATATGATCAAGTTGGCGAGAAGACTTGGGGTAGAATTAGGAGTTAATAATGGGCTGGATTAATTTAATAATAGCAATATTTGCGGTAGTTACAGCACTCAATACTAAGACACCTAAGCTCAGTATGGATGAACGAGAGTCGAGGGTTAAGAATGTACTCAACCCCGATTACCATGTACCTGTTATATATGGAGAGGGCCGCACTGACGGTAACTTAATCTTCTATAACACAGCTAACGATGCTGAAGAGGATGAGATAAATAACGACTTCTTAGATGTAGTTGTAGTTGTTGCCGAAGGTGAGATTGACGGCTTCACTAAAATATTCATGGATGACGGTGAATATCCAATATTTGATGCTAGTGAGTATAGCAGAACAACTCTTGAGGCAGGTGTTGAGTTGGAGTCCACGCACCCTCTCTATGGAGAGACTGTTGCTCGCACTACGTTGAGAGTTGATCTCGATAAGTTAAGTGAATCTACTTTCTATTATGGCAACCACCTTAAGGCTACAGGAAACACCATACAAGAAGTTGCTGATAACCTCAGTGCAGCAGCATCTGCTTGGGTGACGGTAACCGTCCGCGATAATACCGATGACGTGTTAAGTATACGTGCTCTGGTAACTGGTAAGCGGGAGAACGGCCAATCGGTCAGGCAGCAGTGGTATGAAACGAGTACCGATGATTATGGCACATACAGCAACAGAAAAAAATTAGTAGCTAACATGAAGGGTGGCAGAGAAACAATACATGCTTATGGTACGTTCTACAACGGCACTGAAGATCAAACAGCTAATGCTACATTAGTAGATTCCTACGCACCAACAGCAACTAGTGACGGCTGGACTACAGACCACAAGCTAGACGGCTTTGCATATATCTACATACGTCTGCGCCATAACGCTGATTTATTTGGTGGCGGCATACCTAAATTTTCTTGTGAGTTACGTGGCAAGAAGGTACTTGATACGAGAACTTCAATAACAGCTTACTCTGAGAATACAGCAATGTGTCTCAGAGATTACCTGCTTAGTGGGAGATATGGGAAGGCGCTTGAAGTTTCTGATATAGACGAAGCCACTTTCATAACTGCTGCTAACGATTGCGATACAGTTAGGGATGGCAAAAACGTAGCAGGCGACCCGATAACTTACACTGCATACACAATTGGTGCGGTAGTGGATACATCTAAGAAAGTGAAGGATAATGTGGGTCACTTCTTGCAAGCAATGAACGGAGCTCTACCCTACTTCAACGGCATCTACTCACTGACAGTTATGAAGGCGGGCAATGCAACTGTAACTCTAGATAAGACTAATATCATAGGTAAAGTGAGTCTAACATCCTCCTCCAAAAGAGATAGGATGAACAAGAGCTTAATGACTTTCCCTGATAAGAACAGACATTATGCTAAGGGCGATGCGGTTATTGATCCTGTCACTCCCGGCACATCTTCTTATAGTGCAGAGGCAGCTGCTTTCTTAGTTATTGATAATGACCAACTACTAGAGACTAGAACAGAGCTTCCATACGTTAACTATTACCCGCAAGCTAGAGATGCAGCTGAGCTAGCTATGAACTTGTCACGTATTGGTTTGGTTATCAACTTAACGACTACATTAGAAATTCTTGATAATGTCGTAGGCGATATAACAGCAGTAACTTACGAGCCGTTTGGATGGACAGGTAAAGAGTTCAGGATAGAGCAGATTATATCACGCCTTGATGGCATGTGCGATGTGTCTTTATCTGAGCATAGCGATGCTTTGTATGATCTAGTAGATAAGCAAGAGCTACCTGAGCCAAACGTAACCAGCTTACAGACAACATCAGAGGTTATGGAACCTGTAATTACAAGCGTACTCTCAGATGCTAGTACAGCGTTAGTCAGCACTGACGGCATCGTGAGTCCACGTATCCTTGTACAATGGGATAACTATGACGCTTACCCGTTAGAGCACAAGATATATGCTAAGAAGTCCGATGAGGATTTGTTTGTAAGAGCTGGGCAAGTTACAGCTGGCGATGATTTGACTTTCTATATTAATAATATTGATTGGGATACCAGTTACGATGTAGCAGTAACTACAGTAAACACACTAGGCTACGAGTCTATTAAGGTTGTACGCAGCTTGGCAATCGCTAATCCGCTTGCACTAGCAACATACAACTATCCAGATGTTATCGGCTTAGAGTTGATTGGTGCTGGCACGGATTTAGGCGCGGGTCTTAGTGACGAGTTCACTGGTCAAGATATAAGACTGCAATGGAGACTCAGCTCTGAGAATGTAGAGTTTGAGTGGGGCAGTGATGTATCAGAATCTCTTGGTGGTGTAGGCGGCGTAGTTCCATTGACACTCACAGGCTATAGAGTAGAGGTGTTCCACTCAGGCGATACAGAGCCTAGGCAGGAGTACACAGTTACTGATCCAAACTTCACATACACATATGATAAGAACTTCGAGGATGGTGATGGTAGTGCGGCTCGTGATGTGTCTTTCAAGGTATATGCTTTCGGTAGCGTAACTAATGCTGGAGTGAGCGGCGAGTCCGATATACCAGCGACAATATCAGTTAGTAATCCACAACCTGAGCTACCAACTAATTTATCTATCAGCGCTAGATACCAAGTTATTACAGTAGACTTTGATGTACCTGTTGACAACGACTATGCGGGTATATTGGTTTGGGCATCTGAGAGCACAAGCTTTACTCCAGACGCTTCTACACTGGTTTATGATGGTAGTGATAGCTCAATAACTATTGACGGATTAGAGAAAGATACGCCGTACTTCATAATTGTAGCTCCTTATGATGGCTTCGGTATAGCAGGTATTAATTACTCATCTGAATATTCAGTAACTACACTCAACACTATAGATAATGATGATTTATCTGGGCTATCTAATTGGGCTCTTGAGACAGACCCTGTTGATCTCACGTTCATCACAGATAACATGGCTGACGATGCTATTAGCTCAACACAGATTGAAGGCGTAGTTGCTGGCAAGATTCAGGCAGGTACGATTGCTTCTGTAGTCAATATTTCTGGCGTGTTTACAGCTGTTGGTGGAGGTACACCAGAGGCAGTGTTTAATAAGACACTATCAGTTGGTGATTGGCGAATGGATATGGGGCCGGTAGCTGATACTGGTGCTACATACTTGTTACGTTATTACAACGGGTACGACGATGCTCATGGTAGTTACGAAGAGGCGTTTAGTATTGATGATAGTGGCAGTGCTAAGTTTAGTGGTGCTGTGCAGGCATCTAGTTTTATTACGGCAACTACTGGTAAGCGGATGGAGATCAACCCTTCCGATGATAATGAGATGCACTTCTACGGCGATCAAGGCGATACGAATATAACGGAATTAGCTACTATAGGTATTCGATCTTATGGTGGTGATAACACGATAGGATTTTTTGGTAATTACCAATTAACCTATACAGCTGTTGCTGCCTTGTCTGGGACTGGCACAGGTTTATTTGCAAGGTCTGAAGGTACAGCTATCCTTGCGCTATCTGTAGATGGTAGTCCTATCGAAACGGAATCTACGAATGGTATAGCAGGGAGATTTGAAAGCCAAACCTCATTTGGTATGGCAGGCTTTTCCACTGATAGTTATGGATCTTATGCCTACTCAGGGCTTGATGTTGGAGGCTTCTTCGGCTGCGGTTCAGGTGGTAAAGGGCCAATCTACTTACTCCCCTCAACTTCAAGCTCAGCGCCGGTACACTCTGCTGATAAAGGTACGTTGTGGGTAACAAGTACTGCGGTGTTGTACATCAATACAAATGGCTCAACAACTTGGGGTAAAGTAGGGGCTCAGTAATAATTCAACTAGGAATAAAATGGAAAACTTAAAACAAAGCATCAAACAAGAAGCAGCTTCAGTAGCATTATCTCTCTATGAAGTTAACAAAGAGAAAGAGAAGCTTGAGAAACGTATGGACGAGCTAGCAATAGCTCTCTCTACTATAGCAGCTATTCCTACAGGAGAAGAGAAAGATGGCTCAGTATAAAACAGGTACAGTTGAAGTCACTAATGGCTCTACTGTAGTTACAGGCACTTCTACCACTTGGGTTACTAGCTTGATTACAGCTGGCTACTCATTCTTAGTAACTATAGCTAACGGCGGTGATGGCATTCTTTATGATGTCGCTAGTGTAGATAGTGAGACTCAAATCACTCTAACAACAGTTTACAATGGTGATACAAACGCCACTGCCTTGTATGCTATTCAGAAGGACTATACAAGCCCTGATAACATCCCTGAACTTACTAATGGCGATGTTGGTATGGCTGCAATCTTTACAAGAGCTATGCGTGTAATCCAATCATCTATCAGCAGCTTCTTATCAGCGTCTGATATAGGTGTTACGGTACAAGGGTACGATGCTGATACAGTGATTGATGCTGACTATGTAGCTACAGATAATAACTACACTACACCAGAGAAGACTAAGCTTGGTTATATAACTGTAACACAAGCTGTTGACCTAGACGCAATAGAGCTACGAGTTAATGAGTTAGATGCTGCCGTTGTTTTGGTAGGCGAGTGGGACGCTTCTGTAGGTACTTTCCCCGGAGCTGGTATAGCTGAAAGTGGCTGGTCATATATTGTCTCTGTTGGCGGTACGGTAGATGGTGTTGTGTTCACAGCAGAAGACCGTATTGTTGCACTTACAGATAATGCTTCAACATCGGTGTACGCAAGCAACTGGCATCACTTAGATTATACAGACCAAGTATCATCTGTTGCTGGTAGAACAGGAGCTGTTGTAATAACTGCTAGCGACCTTGCTGATTTCGCAGATGGCATTGCAGATGGTATTCACGGTGCTTCAGCTAAGACAACATTAGTAGATGCTGATGAGCTGGGACTATCTGATAGTGCTGCAACATGGGGTATTAAGAAAGTCACTTGGGCGAATGTTAAAGCTACTTTAGAGACATACTTCGACTCTGTTTATGCAGCAATCGTACATAGACATGAAACTGATGAGATCGACTTGTCAAACATCATTGGCTCTCCTACACATGCAGACACTTTAGATAGAACACTAGACCACATCTACTCGGCTGGTATTGTTGATGGCGGAGCAGTCACTGATAATACAGATGGTACGGTAGCGATAACTTCTGGTGAATGTTTTATACGAGCGACTGACGATAGTCACGTTGCTTTAATTTATGCTACATTTACAGCTAACAGTAGCATAACCTTGACAGATAATGCAACAAACTATATATATGTTGATTATAATTCTGGCTCTCCTATACCCGGTGTAACTTTAGATCCTACCACAATCAATATGACAACCCGCATAGCTGGTGCTGTTGTAACGAGAGAGGATTCACACCTTCACATATTAGATGTTGGGGATGATTCTGTAGATGCTAATGCAAAACTACGAAAACGCTTATTCTATACTGAAACCTTTAAAAGAACATCTGGCGGCATTATATCTAACCCATCTGCACTATATCTTGGCTGTACAGAAGCACAGTTTTATTTTGGATTGACTCTATTAGATTTACCTGCTTTAGATACATCTGGAGCAGATACTTTTATGTACTACTATACTACAGATGGGACAACATGGGTACATAATGATACATCATCGTCCCTTAGTAACACACAGTATAATGATGTAAATTCTGGCCTTGTTACATTAGGTAATAATCAGTATATGAACCATTGGATTTATGCAGCAATGAGCTCAGGGGGGGCTACTCACTATACGGTAGTATACGGCCAAGATGAATTTACGTCTGTAGCTAATGCATCAAACGAGGCTCCACCAGTAATAGTACCGCCTGCAATTAAAGTAGTTGGAATTCTATTAGGTGTAATTACTACGCAAGAAGGTTCATCAGTAGTTCATAGAGTAGATACTTCTTTTACAGAAACATTTAATACGGCTCAAGTAACAAGTCATACTGAGCTCACTGATATTGGCGTTACTTCTCATGCCGCAATTGATACGCATGTTGGTTTGACTGATGAGCATATTAATTGGACTTCAGATCAAGGCGCTACTAATATCCATACAGGGAACTATGTAAATACTACTTACTCAGTAGGTGATGGCGGGTTGACTGAAATTAATTTCACTACGACCATTCGTGATAATATAGCTAGTATAAACACAATAAATACGTTTACATTGCAGCAGAATTTTAAAGAAATATCTGAGACTGTTTATAGCTTAACTGGTACAGTAATTGACCCTGCTAACGGGACTATCCAGTATAAAACTTTAGGCTCAAACACAACATTCACAGAGTCATTAGAGGATGGTCAATCAGTTACATTACAAATTGATGATGGTACTGTATACACTATTACATGGCCTACGATGACATGGGTTGGTGGTTCAGCTCCAACACTACCAACTACGGGATATGCCGTCATTGTTATATGGCAGGTTGCTGGTGTTGTGTATGGCCTACATACAGGAAATGTATAATGTTGTTAACGAAGAAGTTATTAGCTGAAACGATTGGAGCTGGTGGTGTTACTTTTGTTGGAAAAACTTCGGTTAACTCTGAGACAGAAGTTTATACTTTACCTTTACCAGTAGGTACACAAGAAGGGGATATGTGTCTTTTAGTTGCTGGAGCTGGTCATAAATTTACAGCTTATGAAATTCCTACAGGATTTATGGTACTGCAAGTAAAAGCAGAATTACTCGAAGATATTGACAGAGTTTCATATATCAAATATTTAGATGCTGCTGATATAACCGCTGATGAGATAGTTCTTGATGAGGGTAATGCTAGTCAGGTACGAAGAGGAGCAGCAGCAATATTTGTATTTCATGGGGCAGGTATACCTAATATTAAAGCTATAGAGAATACTGGGAATGATGCTACTCTTGAATTGAATGCTATAGATACAGTGGCAGATAGTTTTTATGTAGGTATTGGTGGTCTTGATGATGATAAAGCTGTAACAGTTAGTGCTTACCCTACATCATTCACTGATGAGAGATTTATTCAATTATCGTACAGACAAAATACTGACTATTCTTTTTCATTAGTAGGTGCAATATTTAAAGAGGATACAGGAACTACTGTAACTGGAGAGTCCTTTACCGTATCCCTTGCAGATGAGTGGTATACTGATATATTCGAGATACCTCCATATGATTCTACTGCACCTGTTTCAGAATTTCTTGGTGAGGCTAATATAGAATCTGTATTGACAATATATACTTATTCATCACAAGCTTTAGGGGATGTTTCAGATAATCGGCATATATTGGTAGGTGTATCCTACGGTGCTGAAGCTAATAGAGATGTGGATACCGTGAGTGTAGATGGTATCTCTGCCATACAGCTAACAAATGAATATGTACCTAACCTAACATCATCTCATGGAGGAGCAACTTGGTGGATGGCAGATCTAAGTAGTAATAGTAATACTTCAGGTGATATTGTTATTACAGGAACTGCTGCACTAGCTCGTACCGGTATTTCCTTATATAGTTTGGATACCGGAGCCACACCAACAGTATACGCATCTTCAACAGATCAAGATTTAGATAATTTAACTTTGGATGTTAATGTCCCTGCAAATGCAGCAGTATTATTTGGTTGTTCTTATGCTAGTGGTGATCCAACGCTAGCACATTGGGTAGGTATGGGAACAAGCCATGCTACCGAGTTTGGGGGTGGTAGTACTAGATGGCATACAGGAGCGATGAATAGATCTACGGCGGCAGAAACACCAAAGAGTATAGAGCTTCAATTTATATCTGGTACTTATGAATTAGCATCAGTAATTGTAATGGAATAGGGTGATATATAATGAAATATGTAAATATAGAAACTAATGAAATATGTTCTTTACAAGAGGTTCGTAGGTTACATAGTAATATGTCCATACCTCAGAATATAGACCTTACTGTATTAGGGTATAAGCTTCTAATAGAGACACCTCGGCCAACTGCATTACCTTGGCATACTATAAGTGAAGGTGCAATTGTTGATTTTACTCAAACTTGGGAACAAGTACCACAATCAATAGAGAGCATTGAACAGAAGTTTATTAGGGCAATTCAACACCATCTTGATACTACAGCAAAGAAGCGAGGCTATGACAGTATCCTCTCAGCGTGTAGCTATGCCACTTCATCTAATCCAGTCTTTGCAGCTGAAGGTCAGGCATGTGTAGAGTGGAGAGATGCGGTTTGGGGGTATTGCTACCAGCTACTTGCTGATGTTAAGGCTGACGTTACACCTATGCCCGAAACTACTGATGAATTAATATCAAACTTACCAGTAATTAAGTGGTAATAAGGAAATAAAATGAACATCGACGAGCAAATAAGAGAGCTTGAAATAAAACAAGCCAAAATAGACGGGAAGCTTGAAGCTCAAGACGGGTTTCAGGATAAAGTTATTGAAGAGCTAGCTTACCTTAGAAAACGAAACGCTGATGTGTATCGTTACATGGAAGCTCACATGAGAGAGAGTCAAGCAAAAGCAGATATGGCTATGAATATTAAGTCTAAGATAATCATATCTGGAGTTTGGGGAACTATTGTGATAATGGCTGGTGTAGGCTGGTATGCTCTGAAAGCCTTCTTACTATCTGGAGGTGCTAACTAATGTCCTTTGCATTGAGTAAACGCTCTAAGGAACGGATGGTAGGAGTGCATCCCTATCTCGTCCTAGTTGCTAATAGAGCCATTCAGATTACACAAGTTGACTTCGGGATTCCGCAGGATGGTGGTGTAAGGACTGCCGAAAGGCAGAGAGTATTATTCGATGATAAGGCTTCCAAGTGTGACGGTACAGTTAAGAAGTCTTACCATCAATCAGCACGAGCTCTCGACTTCTACGCTTATGTAGATGGAAAGGCAAGCTGGGACAAGGGTCACCTTGCTCAAGTGGCAGCAGCGTGCTTACAGGCAGCTATAGAGCTGGATATTGATATTGAGTGGGGAGGCTTGTGGAATAACTTCCCAGACTTCCCTCACATACAACTTAAGAAGTAGGTTATGACAGAAGATAAAGATAAGTCCCTTGAGCGTAAGCTTGAACGTGAAGAGCGTAATGACTATAAGCGACAGAGGGAAGAGGATAAGGAAGAAGTTTATGACGACCTTCCTGATTCTATCTATAATAAACTGTATAAATAGAGGTAGCAATATGATTAAGCTAAAAGACAGTAGAGGTCAGGACAGCCTTACTTTAGGATTCGTAGTGTTGTCATGGATAGCAGGGACAATTACATTCATGTTAGCCGCGTACAAGGGCGAATACTTCCTAGCTGAATATGGGATGTTCGTAGGAACTAGCTTAGCTCCTTTCATGTTTAGAGAGTGGCAAAACAAAGGTAATAAAACAGATGATGTTCTTACTTAAGAGATATTGGAAGATCATAGCCTTAGCACTTATGATTGGGGCAGCTGGATTAGCCGGTGTAACCTTGTATAAGAAGAACGTAGCTCTGGAGGTGGAGGTGTCTGCTGTTACAATGCAGCTGAAGGCTTCTGAGAGCACGGTAGAGGCTATGGAAGACGATAAGCGTACACTTGATGCTATTCACATAGGTAATAAGCGTGAGCAGGCTCTGGTGGGACGTAAGATGGATGCATTAGAGAGTGAATTAGAGAGGTTAGCAAATGAAAGCACTGATGAGTGCCTTGGCAGGGATATTCCTAGCGATATTTCTGACAGGTTGTAGTGAGCGCATTGTTTATAGGGATGTGTATAAGCTCCCTTCTAAAGAATGGTCACAACCCACACAATATGGTAGCTTCAGAGAGCTAGGGCTCAAGAGCTATGAAGAACTGATTGTTGTTTATGTACCTTATCTAAAAGCTGCTGTTGGTAGCTGCAATGTAGATAAAGGCTCAACGCTTGAGTACATACTTAAAGCAGAGAGTGAACAGGAAGAGAAATAGAGAGGGGGCTTTCGCCCCTTTTTTATCGTCTATAGAAATGTTCGCATTCCACTTCACCAGTGTGATCTGAGATAATTATATACTCAAAGGGAGCCCAATACTGATACTCACTCGCTACAGCTTGTTGCCTGTAGCACTTCTCAGCTAACGGGCAATCTTCATTCGTACACATAGTAATATCAGCCATGATGTTTGCCTCCTATCAGTTGTAAATTCTCTTCTAGCATCTCATCTAGCTCACTAGCTATGCTTGGATGTGAGTCTACATGGAATCCGATATAGTGCTTGTTATCGTGAAGCCACTGAACAATCTCATTCTCATTAAGCATACGCTCATAAGCTCTCTCATATTGCAGGCAACTCACGAGAACAACTCACTAAACACCCAGTATAAAGCAAGGAAGCCAGTCGTAACAGCAAAGAGTGCAAACGTAGCTTCCTTCCTGTACAGGCTCATAGCTTCTTCACCATAGCTTCAGAGGCAGCTACCAATGCAGCTTTAAGCTCTTCTACACTGTTACAGCGTACAGCAGTCTTATCCACTATCGCATCACACACTTGAATCAGCGTAGGGTGGTAGGTGGTGGAGCTCTGACGCTTAGGCTTACCATGACGGTCTGTTCCATCACGCCACTGATGAAGAGCCCAACCATGATTGTCGCCCTCACATTCAAACTCCTCATTGAATTTAATCATCTGACCCCTCTCTGTTCCCGTATAAATCTTCGTAAGCGTCGATAGCTGCAAGCATTACTTCAGCAAACTCGTAACTACAACCGTCTATTGTTGCCATCTCAGCAGCTGCATCATCTAGTCGTGAACATGCACGATAAGCTTCTACGGCAGCGTATGCTAAGTTGCTAAGATCTTCCACTAATCCACCTCATCCGTATCAACCCAGACAGTAGCAAGACTAACTACAGGTATGAGCCCTACACCGTGAACAACTTCACATTTGTATGGAGACTCGAAATCACACTGTGTGAATTTGTAGGCATTAGTTGCCCAACAAGTAATAATCGCAATGACTAAAGTAATACCAAATAATCCAGCATTCATAATAATAACCTCTCTGTTTTGTTAATGTGTGCGTAGCCTACCACTATAGATAAGCCACGTCAACAGTTAATTTAATCTCTGTCCAGCAGTAAGCCAAGCTTCTGTACGCTGAATCTTAAACGTAGAAGCTATTTGCTTAGACATATCGTAGCCACATGCAGGGCATGACTGAGGAGGATCTGATAATTTACTCAGCTTGTCAAGCACTTCCTCACCACATGCAGAGCACTTCCAATCGAATATTGGCACTAAGCTATCAGGTTAGCCAGAGTACTACGTAGCATGTACGTGCTAGCATTCCTACCAACTACACGACACTTACGTTTAGCTTTAAGCAATGCAAACGGGCCTCGGCTACCGAGCAGCTTACGAGCTGTGTTAACATTAACCTTAGCATACTTCGCAATCTCTGACAAGGTTGCACCAGTGGTACGTGCGCTCATATATCTAATCATCATTTGTTGTGTGTTCATTTGTTTCTCCTAATTAAAATTTAATATTAATATGAGCTCTACCAACAACATAGCTAGGGCTCGAACTACTTATGGTATGTGTCTCTAACACTTCTATACCTATATCAGATACAGCCAACCCTGTACTGTTGGAAAACTTAGCTACTAACTCACTAACTGAAGCAGCTATGTTACGTTCCAGTTCAGTTTTTAACCTTAGTGCGTCTGACACCTCCATCAGAGAGTGCCTAGACGCTTACGAATCCCACTGAGAGTCTGTGGATCAGTGTGTACACCATCCTCAAACACTGTAGTCAATAGTGACTCAGCTTCCTGCTCAGGTGTAGCCGAGTTTCGTAGCTTAAGCTCACCGTCCTCGCTATACACTTGCAGCAGACCTTTAGCAGACTTCTTTGTGCCATCATCTGTAGCAGGGTCTTTAAACAGCTCACGCGGTACACCATTCACTTCACCGTAGGTAGCTTTCACCGCCATGCCGAAAGTATCTCGTGTAACATATTGGTAAGTGTATGAGCCAATACCAAATACTACATTAGTGGAAGCAAAGCCTTTAGCCTCAAGTCGCTTGAAGATATCAGCAGCTCGTGCAAGGGTGATAGAGTCGCCGTAGATGAGTCCAATGTGCTCATCAAGCTCCTTGTATCCCTTCTCGTTAACAGAGCCTCCAAAGGTGTTCCAGAGGCACTGTACGCTGCCTAGCATTGCTGGAGTTGCTTCAACACCCGTACCCTTAGTGAGTCCTGCATCGCCGTAGCAGTCTATATAATAAAACTCTTTATCGTGACGATTATACTCAAAAGTAGTTGACAACGAGACTGCCTCTCCCTCTACAAGGACTACTGTAGTGTACTCTTCATTACCACAACAGTACGAACCTTCGCAAGCCTCTTTAGCTTCGTACCAGTGACGGTCATTAATCTCTGCGATTGCATCATCAAGAGTTTTGAAGCTCTCAGCAGTGCCACAAATAATATCAGCAGGATCTCCACTGTCAGGACGAATCACTACCTTATTGAAGCCAGCAGCATCTGGTGTACGTGCCATAATCTCATCCTTCAATGAGGGGATGGTTACAGTAAGTACGTTCCAGTAGTCCCAAGTATCACTCACAATAGAAATGATACCTGTCGGGTAGAGCTCAGTGATAAGGCGCTTGTAAGTATCAAACTCACCTTCCAAACTGCCCATACACATTACGCTGTGCTCAGTAGCATTAACGCTGCCACCAATAAACTCACAACTAGCATCAGCTTGGTAGTAGCCTTCCAGATAATCAATAGCTGGAATAGTGTCAGTGCCTAAGAATGACAGCAGGTGACCAGCTCCGCACTTAGCAGCATCATCTACACCGGACATACCGCGCATACTGAAATCGTGACCTTGGAAAGGTACAAAGCCAGCAAACCCGCCAGTGTCAGCAGCCCACTTATCAAACAGCAGCCGGTACTCATACGCAATGGTAGCGATAGTGGCAGGCTTCCACAGCTCAGCAGACATAGCAGTTTCAACAAAGTTAGTCAGCCAGAAGAAATTCGGCAGAGTATTAACAATGGTGAACATAGGGATGCCGATGGGTACACGAGTACCTTCTGGCAGAGCCTTAATCTTCAATGGTAGGAAGCCCAGATCGTGCAGAGCTTCAATGTGCTCTACAGGAGGCATACCATTACTGAGTGATGTACCTAGACGATGCTTATAGCGCTCCACTACAGAACTCTTAGGCTGATTGAAGAACATATCATTCCACCAATCAATCAGATTATACTGAATGAAGCCACTCAAGCCAAACTGGACAACCTTGTTGTCGAATGTTGCCTTATCCACAGGAGCATGTTTAGCACTACGTGGTGTCATGTTTGAGTACACCAGATCAGTATTGTCTGGATACTGTGGTGGGTGACCTGTCTTGTAGAAATCAGCACCTGTAATTGGGTATGTCTTAATCATTTACCACCTCCGTTTAAATAGTTAGCTACATCTTGAAGGTCTGTAGTGAAGATACCTCCGTTACGAACAACCATCTTACCAACCTCTGTTAGACTGTGCAACTCTTTTTCTTCAAAAGCATACCACCCGTCTTCAGCTAGCACACAAAATACAGTTTTTTCGGGCCGCTTGTTACTGTCATCAATAACTTCCGCTAGCGAGTAGTACCCCTGCATACGTGGAGTAATAACATATAGGCAGTAGTCACATACCTCACGCTGGTGAAGCTCTTCAGCTTTACAATCCTCATTCCAATCATCAACTACAGGATTGAAATAAACAATCTCAAGAAGTCCGATAAGCTCCTCACGCCATGTTGAATCAGCGCAAGTGCCTCCTAAAAATACCTTATCCATTATAACCTTCTCCTTCTACTCTACCGCCACTCTGATATACTGAATCTGTGGTGTATATATTATCATAAATACCATACAAAGCAGACGTACCTTTAGTGAAGAATCCATGAGTGATGAATAAGTTCAGGTGGCACTGCTCATTCAAATCTCGCATTGCGCTTCCAAGTCCGAGGAAAGTTCCCCCGCCATCACAGATATCATCTACAACTAGGAAGTGCATATTACTACGCACAAGCTCTGGGTTGCGGATATCTATAGAAGTTATCTGCCCTGTCGATACATCACGTACCTTATCAGCATAAACAATATCAGTGATACCAAACTCCTTAGCGATAGCTTGAGTCTTTTTAACTGAACCTGCATCTGGCGATACTAATGTATAGCCAACCATACCATCAGCCCCTAGAGTCTCGTCTAGGATATCTCTCTGGTGTATGTTAAAGCAATTATCAATTAAGGCTGTAGCAACATCACTGTGGTTATCCCAAGTAGTTACTTGATTAAAGCCCATATCATTGATGATGTTAGCGAACACCTTCAGTGAAAAGCTCTCTCCTACATTACACACTCTATCCTGTCGAGAGTATGGTACGTAAGGCATCACTAACTCAGTGAAGTAGATGAACTTAAACTTTGAGCGTAGTGCTTCAAGCAGTTGAGCTACAACAATTATGCCGTTGTTACCAAGCAGCCTCCAGTCATACACGATGCGTACACTCACTGCGCGAGCTAGATTTATCTCAGGAATAACAACACCAAGCTCCCCTGAAGGGAACTCATTAATGTGCGCCTCAAACTCTCTATCGTTTATGAAGAAGTTAAGCTTCATTGATAGAACCCTCGACTTGCTTAGCAACTCCATCAAGAATCTCCATCACGTTGCTAATAATCCCTACCTTGTACGATTCAGTACGGACAAGGATATTCTTAACAGTGGTTAGCTCACGCAGGATATCTTCTGGCGTTGCTTCTTTTAATTCAGACATAGTTTATACCCCTTATCATGTAAGTCTCTTTTAGTTTGTGTATACCAGTCAGTACCTCGCTGAGAATCCCAGTTTCTTAGGGCTGCATGACAGAACTTCGATAGTTGCTCGTCATTACTACACTTTCCTTCTACAAGAGTACTAATCAGCCACCGCAATGCCGTGTTAAAATCTCCAGTCATAATACCTCCTAGTTAATTCGTATGGGGATGATGGCACAGATAACCAGCCGTGTCAAGGCTAATTATCACTTTAATGTGATAGTTTAATCTATATATTATCACACCAACTTTATCCGCACTTACTATCACCGCAGTTAAGGCAAGCATTGCAGCCATCCATAAGTATCACAGCCTTCTCACCACACTCATTACACACCGTAGCTGACTCAGGGTATTGCCCTTCCTCTATAACCTCTACAGGCTCTTGTACTACGGCCTGCACAGGCTCCTTTACATGGTGCTCAAGCACATAACCAATAGCTGCTGGGATGGAGGCAATAAACTTCGGCTTATCCATACCTACAACCTTCATGAACCCTACACCACCCGAAGGATCTGCCGTAGCCTTTAGCTCCTCTATCATAAATGCAACATCATCTGCTCTTCTGAACACAGCTGACATCATCCGCATTAGCGAGGTTACCCACTGGAAGTTCTTAGTATCTTTAGTGTTAATGAATATCTCGGCTGGTTTACCTTCATCATCATTATTGATAGTGATATAATAAGCATCCTGCATCGACCCACCCTTAACCTTGTAGGTGAATCCTCGCAGAGTCTCAGGCCGCGCCTTAAGCTTAAATGGCTCACTTACAATCTTCTTTTCAGTAGTGCTACCAACACTGTAGCTTACAATTTTACTTTTAATTATTACCATTAATATTTACCGTAAGTACCTTCTTTAAGTGAATCGAAAAGATTAGACGCTTTGTGTGTTTCACCATCATAGAGCACATCCTCATTACCAGCCGCTTCGTACTCAGTTCCGTCCTCCGATGTAAAGGTATAGATTGTATTTGCCAAGTCTTCATCCTTAACAAGCACACCACTGAATGCTTCTGGGTTATATCTGAAAGTAGTGCAACCTTTCAAGCCCTTCTCATAAGCATACAGATAGATATCTTTGAAGTCCTCGAAAGGATAGTCAGTTGGTACGTTGCAAGTTTTACTGATGGAACTATCTATCCAGTACTGTGCAGCTGCCTGAATATCTACGTGAGCTTTGGGACTAATAGTATTAGTATCCACAAAGTAATCTGGTAGTTTAGCATCCTCACCGTACATGTGGGTGTAGAGAAGCTTCTCGTAAGACATAACTTTAACTTGCTCTTTAGTCTTCTTACCTTCACGAATAATGTTACGTAAATACTCGTGAGCAAAGCTAGGCTCAATACCGTTACTTGCATTGTTGGCTAGAGATAGAGCTATGGTTCCGGTTGGTGCAATAGAGCTATGGTGCGTGAATCTACATCCATACTCTTTAGCTTTAACTAGTAAGTCAGGACGCTCTGCCCAGATACGCTCCATGTACTTCGACTCTACCCACAAATTAGCGCCATGAGTGTTGTACTCTTCAAACCACTCGGCCATAATAGGTGCAGCGCCCTTCTCTTTAGCTAACTCAATACCCACTTCAAAACCTGTGATAGCCAAGTCATGAGTTACATTTGATGTGAACTTTATAGACTCTTCAGATCCATACTTAATACCTAGCATAGTTAGTGCTGAGCCTAGACCTAAATAACCCATACCGTGACGGCGCTTACGAATAATCTCAGCACGCTGCTCTTCAAGAGGTAAGCCATTAATCTCTACCACGTTATCAAGCATACGTGTGAATATCTTAACTACCTTTTTAAATTCTTCGTAGTCGAAACTAGCTTCACTTGTAAATGGATTCTTAACAAACTTAGTTAGATTAACTGAGCCTAGTAGGCAAGCACCGTACGGAGGGAGTGGTTGCTCTCCGCATGGATTCGTAGCTCTAACATCTTCACAGAACCAGTTATTGTTTAGATCATTAATCTCATCAATCAATATGAATCCCGGCTCAGCGAAGTCATAGGTGGATTCCATTATTAAATCCCATAACCACCGCGCCTTGACTACCTCATATACTTTACAAGCTACCTTACCAGCATCGTCGTAGGTATAGCCTTCGCTCTTTAAAGGCCAGTTATCTTCCCACACAACCGAATCAGTATTAAGCAGATTAGTCTCTTTGATATGCAAAGGAAAAACTAACTTCCATTCAGTATCGTTCTTTACTGCTTCCATGAAATTCTTAGTAATAAGAGCTGAGAGGTTAAACTGACGTAAACGACCATCCTCTCTCTTAGCCGTAATGAAGTCTGCAATGTCTGGATGTCGTACATCAAACGTCATCATTTGTGCGCCTCTACGGCCACCAGCAGAGCTAATGGTGAAGCACATCTTATCGTATATATCAGCAAAGGTAAGTGGGCCTGAAGTGTGAGCACCAACGCCAGCTACTAATGCGCCACTCGGACGTAGAGTGGAGAACTCGTAACCAATACCGCAACCGCCATGCAATGTAAGACCAGCTTCATGCGACTTACGCATAATGTCGTCGATAGAGTCCTCAATAGTACCACTCACTGTGCAGTTAATAGTAGAGGTAGATGGTTTATATTCTCCGGCCCCTGCATTAGCTATGATTCTTCCAGCAGGGGTAGCACCCATACGCATAGCGTACATGAATTGATCATACCAGAAATCACTGTCTTCTGGCTCTTGGTTAGCCAACTCACGAGCTACCCTTGAGAAAGTACCTTCAATGTCTGCATCTACGGGATTTTGTTCTTGATCTTTCAACCTGTACTTCTTATCCCAAATATCTTCCGAAGCTGGTTGCAGCTTAATGTTTTCTACCACTTCTGTACCTCCTCAATCATCTTTAACAAACACCCCATTAACCATCTCACCGCTGCGTTTACTTATCACATTGTAAGCTGACTGCAAACAATCTGTAGCATTGAGTCCATACAGTTCTGATAAAATTAATAGTGTGACTTGGATATCACCGATAGCATCAATAATCTCATCTCTGTCTTCGTGGTTTACTGCATCTGCCAACTCACCAACTTCACTTACAGTTTTAAGCAGCTGACTCTTAGGATCTGAGTTTTGCAGGATACCTTTACGTCCTGCCCATACCAGCACATCGTGGTATAGGTCTTCATAGTCTTTTAGCATTACAAACCCTCCGTATCGTCCGAATATATATCATCAAAAGCGTCTAGGTTACTCATAATAGCCACCTGTAATTGAACACAGATAGTTTCAGAAGTCATCCCAAGCCTATCAATAATTTCCTCTGGATCTAGTGTATCAGCAATTCGTTGCATAATGTCACTTTGTAATAGTGTCATACCCAATCGCCTGTTCTAATGAACTTACCACTAGAGTCAAACGTGAACGTGAACTCGCCGCCCACTACAACATCTGATACACCGTCATGATTATCCACGTAGAATACATCACCCTCTGTATCAGTGCTTTGTACCATGCCGAAACTCTTCAACAGTAGTTGCAGCTTTTTCAAATCTGTACCTATAATATTACTCATCATACTTCTCCAGTCGCTCTATTTCAGCGTCGATGTAGAAACGAATCTTCTTAGCATCTCGTAGCTTAGGGGAGTGCTCCACTTCACCGTAGCGGTAGCAAGCTCTCACGATCTCAGCTATTTGCCCGTTCATATCTTTGTAGGATATTAAGTCCTGAAGCTCTTTGGCATTCTCTGGTAGCTCGTAGTAACTAGCTGTACTGCCATCTGAAGCTTCTTTAGTCAGGATGTCTTGCGGCAACCAATTAACATACTCACCAGTACATTGATAGCACGGAGGGAAGCTAGCTTCCTCTTCCGCATATTTACAGTTCACGCATGACTCAATCACTTACCACCTCCTTTGTTTCCATACTTCCTAAGTAAGAAGTTTAGTGATAGTTCAAGCAAACAATAATCACCATTAGCTACTTCACTTAGATGGATACATCCTTGCCAGTGATCGTTAGCTTGATACCCTTTATAATCTTCAAAGTGCTGATAGTAACTACCAACTACCAAAGCTCTTATTGTTCTACCATTAGCAAGGTGCTTCATAGCCATATCCAAGCCCTGCTGATGTCCCATCACAAAACTAAATCCAATGTTGTTTAGCTTAGTAGTTGCCTTACCACCATAAGCTTTACCTGACATTGGCTGATAGAAGTAATGAGAGTAGGTTAAACCATCAATCTCTACTGGCTGCAAGAAGTCATAAACTTCCCAGCCCATCTCCTCTAGTTTCAAGTCCTGATAGCCTAGCTTACCATGCAGCTCTGGATGAGCGTTCACATGGCGCACAATCCTATACTCATGATTACCTAGTAAGAACACCATACGCGGGTTGTACGTCTTATGTTTACTCTTGCGCTGTCGTTTATTGAAGTCGTTAATCGGTTTCAAGAACTCCTTCATCGCCTTAATACCGGCATTAATATCTTTCTGGTACGTCTTACCCTCTGCCCGCTTAGTGCCTTTATCGTAAGAACTTAGTGACGGCATATCAAAGAAGTCACCCAAGCATACAATTACTTTCGGTCTTTTAGCTAAGCAATACCTTCCAGCTGCAAACAAGTGGTTAGTTTTTACACCGTCCTTAACTTGTGCGTCTGGTAATATAAAATGGTCACGCATCTACATAACTCCTGTAAATATCTAAAATTGTTTCTGGTGCAAACTTATCAGCTTTCACTGTATAGAAACCACCGTATCTATTTGTCAATAGAGCCTTCATATCCGCGTCTATAGCTAGAGCCTCTTCTTCTGTCTGCATACGCCCGACAGGGTTATAAGGTTTAACTCTTTCTAGCAAGATATTAATATTACTGTAGGTATCAAATGTATCTGACACATAAGGCCTAAATGTGTCTAACTGTGCATAGTCACCATAGTAAGCATAGAGTGCTGCTAGTGGTAAAGGAGAATCAGTTACACATACATCAACCTTATCTTTCAATATCTGCAAACTGTGGTTCTGTTTAGCAAACACATATCCGGGCTCATCTAACATTGAGGTGCGTCCTGACCATACCAAATACTTAGCATACTCAGTTACCAACTCACTCTCGTATCCGCAGAGCTTCAATAAATGAAACACACCCGCAGCTGTTGTTGACTTACCTGTTCCCGGCCCTCCATAAAGATTAAGTACCTTCATGTCAAGATCGCGTAAATAATCACAACAGGTATTGATAGGAACCACAGCCTAGATAATACCTTATCCACTATACTAGGCACTTTCCACTTCGTAGTTAGAACTATGAATACCCAAGCCCAGAACACTACAGTCCATACCCAGAACACATCTATCCAATCAATCATCCTCAAACACCTCATCATCTATATAATTGAGTGGGTTATATCCTGATATGGTTGTCCCTAGCAGGTCAGCCAGCTTAGTAATGAACTCATCATCCTCAGATAACACTTCAAAGTCCTTAGCGCTTAGTGTACCGTATACCTCTGAATGCTTACCCAGAATCTCTCCGAAATAAACCTCCCTACCCAAGCTACCTGCAACGTCATCACTGTCAGCTACAAACAGTCCCTCTACTTCACCCTGTCTTCCATAGTCCCAGAAGAATCTGTATAATCGTTTGCTCATCGTATTTTATAAGAGAAACTAATCTCCACCTCGCTGTTATCTATTGTCCGGTAACTATTCTCCATGTACTTTGACACAGATACTTTAGCTACAAAACCATCGCATTCAATTACCGTCTGTTTGAGCTCTATGTACTGAGACTCACCTTGTCCTCGCAAACCGTCAGATGCAGACATAGCTCCAATTAGGTACAGAGCTGTCATTGTATTACACATAACACTCCCTTTAGTAGTAATGCTTTACTAGTACCAATATAGTACCAGCAGCAAAACATAAACTACCCACCAAATAAAACCAGTACGGTAGCATACTATTTACCCCTCTCAGAGTTAGTCTTAATCTGGTGACATGGTTTACAAAGTACCTGAAAACCGTCTTCGGGAGTTAATCTCTCCAAAAACTCTTTCAAATCATCGCCACACTTTAACGAGCCAACTGGAGTTATGTGGTCAATCTGTACTTCTTTATCCATAAACCACTCTTCGCAATGATTACACTGATACTCAAACTTCTGCCTTTTATTCGGCCCTTTGTATGGCCGCTTAGCTTCTTGCTTGCAATGTGTTGCTGGTTTCCAATATCTGAAATGTCTGCGTAATGCGGATCTCACTGAGCCCCAATATGCAGCTTCAGACATCGTACCTTTATTGCGTGTCTTCTCTACACGTCTACCCATTAGTAAACCACCTCTAACTTAACTTCGTCAGTAAGTCGGTCTTTAGACATACTCCAACCATGCTCTGAAATGAGCGCTAGTCTACTATTGCCTGTTAACCTAGCAAGAGCTATAGCCATATCCTTTAGAATGTCTTCAGCGCCCTTACAGAAGCCTTTGTTACGCTCTGCAACCAAGTGTGCTGACACTCGCATACTCTCATTAGTTACTGGCACTAGGAACCTCCCACATCTTGTAACTACTATCTTCGTTATACTCTCTAACCATCCACAATAAAATAGCGTTCTCCTTTAATTGCGGTACAGCGATCTTCAGTGCATTATCTGCATCTGGGTATAGAGCTACATATTGAGCCAATACAGCTTCATACATTTCAAACTCAGTGTTACAGTCAGCTAACACTTCAATAGCTTTAGCTGGGCCTACACCTACACGCCTGACTCTCCACTGCCCCTTCTTCTTTCCTGACTTATACTCACCACCTACTTTAAGCCCACACCCTACGATATTATCAGTGTCATCTCCGGTTAGTAGTTGCTTGTAGAAGTTATAGATAGCTTCTTCCTCTGATATCCAAACAACACCTGCATCTGGATACTGCCAGTTAAAGTGCAAGCCAGCAGAGTTCTTCAGGTCTTTATCCTTAGTTGCTATGATTGTCTTAGCTGTTTTATCAGTCTTCACTATATAAGTCCTCATACTGAGCAATACTCAGCATATCGTCAGCCTCTGCACCCTCAATAATCTCTGCACCCCATTCACTTACTAAGTGGTCACGGATAACTTGATGATGTATTGGCTTAGCAGAAGTACGGTTACCTTTGTATGGGACTATTGTTGCAACGTCTATACGGTAGTTACCATCACCTGTTAGGAATCCTCTATGGAATTGAGCGTTTGTTTTAAATATCAATCCATTAATGAAAACATCTACGGCAGCTAGACATAGCTCTACCTTATCTGGGATTATCTTAGTATCATACTCTTCGTTTACGATTACTTTATGAGTTTTTGGATAGGCTTCATAGAGGGACTTCTTTGATTTATAATCGACACCTTTATACGAATAAATAGTGGACTGTGCTGCAAAACCAAGCTGGTATGCAATCACGTCCATATCAATTAGTAGTGTGATGCCTGAGTTACATTTTACTGGTTCATTGTTGAACGTAAAACTCAGTGACATATTACACTTCCTTAAATTACATAAAACCTAGTTGCTTAACCTCGTCAATAACATCTGATGCTTTCTCAGCAGCTTCCTCAGCAGCATAGATATCATAAGCAGCTTTGACACGAGCATTAAAATCAACTGCTGCCATATCGAACCCTTCCTTGACATCCTCTCCTAGCATCTTACGGAAATCTTGCTCTGCTCTAACTCGTGCCATAGAGTCTACACCCTTCTGCACTTGTTCTTTAAATGCTTCTTTGTTCATACATTCTCCTAGTGTTATGTAATGGCTATACCGATGTGTGACGCAATGGGACTCGAACCCATGACCAGCAGGTTCTCAGCAACTTTAAGATAGGATATCTCCTACCAGCTATTACTGAGTTTACCTGTTGCTCTTCCAACTGAGCTACACGCCTCGCCTCTATCTAGAATGAGACTTGTTACACATCTATATAACCACTACTGTTTAAATCGGTGCGAAAATAGATTAGAATCCGTATAGAAAGAGGAGACACCCTCTGATCTACTTTGACATGGACTTTCACCTATTCTCGCATGTTTGGCAGATAGTGATGGATTCTCACCACCGAGTAGCCTCATTGGCCGAGACTAGCATAAGTTCAGCTCGTGTGTACACACTCTCTTTTTGGTCGCTTACTTCCTGCTTACTATCTATTGTCCGGTGCGGATGGCAGGGCTCGAACCTACACTCTCTTAATAGAACCGTTTTCGCCCTACCTCGCATTGAATAAGCAATACTTAGTAGTTAGCTACTCACAGCGTGTCTACCAATTCCACCACATCCGCATTATTGGTTCCCCCGACTGGATTCAAACCAGTGACCCGCACCTTAGAAGGGTGCTGCTCTATTCAGCTGAGCTACAGGGGAATTGTCTAGTTACTCGTCAAGCATTGCTTGAAGGTCTGCAATATCTGTATCCTCAAGTGCAGCATCCTGCTTCGTAGCAATGATGGAGCGGATACGATCTTTGCGTTGCTTAGTCACTGCGGCCTTCTCTGCCTTCTCAGCAGCT